GCGACTCGAAGAACTCCGACGTGGTGTAGACGAGCTGTGGATCACGCCTGACGGTGACGAGATCAGCTACGCCCTACACAAGTGGAAGTACCTGTTCGAGCTGTCAGCGGGCTTCTACTACGCCCACGACTGGCCTGTCGACGCCAACCCTGACGACCTGGAGCGCTCGAAGCGGCACCACGAGCTGAAGCAAGAATACAACCGCTTGCTTCGAGCGTTCCTGCAGACAAAGCGTCGGCCCAAGCTAGACACGCCCAAGTGGATCGGTCTGAGCTTCTCTCGCTTCGGCAACGAGAAGGTCAAAGACCTGGAACTCTTCGAGGCATGGTCCGCGTTCAAAGCACTGGAGGCCGAAGGCCCTCTGGTCGAACGCCAACGACGCGCCGAGCTGATCTGCGACTACAAGATGACGTACGCTGCTTCGATCGCTGAGTCGTGGGCCGCGAAAGGCGAGGGGGGCATCCTGTGGTACTCTCACCAGGCGGTGGGGAGCTGGCTGTCCTCTGTCTGCCTGGAGCAGGGCCTCGACGTGCTGTTCTGCCCCGGCGGTAAAGCTGCAGCCGACGCCATTCGAGACGAACGCAACGTCAACAAGATCGTGGTTGCCAGTACGAAGGCCCACGGAACGGGACGCAACCTGCAGTTCCACCACAACGCCCTCTTCGTGCAAGTGCCTCGTAAGGCAACGCTGCTCAATCAAACGCTCGGACGACTGCACCGCAACGGCCAGGAACGAGATGAAATCACGCAGAACCTTTGCATGCACGGCGACTGGGATGATCTACAATTTGCAGCCACGCTTGTAGAAGCCGTGTACCAAGCCCGCGTCATGGGTGACCGACAGAAGGTCATCGACGGACGCTGGCTCACCGAACCTCGCGCCTATCCCCCGCAGTACCTCGCCACTCGTGGCTTGCGTGTGCGAAACCTAGACGCGGCGGAAGAGCGGGCTTACCTCGATCGCTTCGGGGAAAAGTTCCGCTCGAACTAACCAACAACCGACACCTAAAGACTGCTTCGAGCAGCGCCAACTACCATGGCTAAGAAAGCCTCCACCAAGAAAGAGTCCGTTCCCACAGCATTCAGCGGCTTCAAGGGCTCAGCCCGCAAGCAAGATGCGAAGATGCGCCCCGGTAAGTACGTCGTCATGCTCGACGGTGCCGAGCACGTCCCGAAGACCCGCAACGGTGCTTTCATCAAGGTCGACATGATCGTCCTTGGTTGTATCGAGCCGTGGGCTACCCCCGAAGACGTCCACCCCGAATTCCAAGCAGATCGCCCCAACAAGGCAGGAGACAAGGTCGCCGTCAAATACTGGGAGCGCTCGGAGGGTTGGGAGGACAAGCTCTGCACCCTCCTTGCTGCCGCGTTTGACGACGACGAAGACTTCGACGCCGACGACGTCGGTGAAGACGACGTCATGGCGGTCATCGGCGAAGAGCAGTCTCTCTCGGGGCGCGTGGTCGTGATGACCATGGAGCACCGCTTCCGCAAAGCCGAGTACGACGGGGAGGACTTGCCTCGCATTGACGATCCTGAGTCGCCGTCGCACGGCATGATCGACTTCAAGAAGGTCAAGGGCTACACCACGCCTTACTTCTGGAACTCGGTTGGCTCGCCTGATGACTTGCAAGGGCTGATCTCCGAAGAGGAGTACGCCGCTGTGAGTCACCTGTTCGAATCCGACGAAGACGACGCCTGATCCTGGAGGGGGACACATGCCGCAACTTATCGAACCGCAGCTCGAACACCTGTTCGCCTGGGACTCCGAAACGGACCTCATTGGGTCCAAGTTCGGCGTGTGTCCCCCCATGATCTGCTTCTCTGCAGCCTGGCACGACGCCAACGGCCGCATTGAGGAGTACCTGATGGGAGACACAAAGGAGGAGATGGCCGACGCGGAGGAGACCCTGACCTCCGTGCTCGACGCCGACGATGTCCTCATCATCGCGCACAACGCGGCCTACGACATGGCCGTAGCGATCAACAAGTGGCCGCACTTGGTCACCAAGGTCTTCGACGCCTACGCCGACATGCGGGTTTACTGCTCGAAGATGGCCGAGAAGGTGCTCAACCTCAGCGACCACGGCAGGCTCGACCAAATCTACTTGCCCAACGGCGAGGGAACGGAACGCCTCAAGTACCACCTGGACTCGCTGGCCACCAAGTACCTCGGGCGGTCGCGCAAGGCGCAGAAGACAGAGGAAGACGCTTGGCGTCTCAACTACAACCTGCTTTACGGAGTCAGCGCCAAGGACTACCCGAAGGAAGCCGCCGACTACGCTATCGCGGACTCTGTCGATGCACTGCAGGTGTACGAGGCTCAGATCGAGCGCGCTGCATCGTCACACGCCACGCTGCACGGGGCGCGGATGCGCGCCGCCATCGACTTCGGCTACCACCTCACGAGTTGCTACGGGATCGCTGTCGACCAGGACTATGTCGACCACCTGAAAGAGCGCGTCGAGGAGATCGCGCACATCGACACCCTCCCGAACCTTGTAGAAGGAGGGTTCTTGCTGCCTGCCCAGGAGGGGAAGCCCCACGCCGGAGGGCATAAGGACCACGTCGAGGGCTGCGACAGGAAGGGGTGCGACTGTCCTGTCAAGATTAGCGCACCCACGAAGGAGAAGGTCGCAGAGACAAAGTTCAAGGCGCACTGCCTGTCCGTTCTCATCGAGAACAACCGACGCATTCGTCTCACCAAGACAGGAAAAAAGGCATTCAAGCAGCACGCGTTCATGCCTGACGAGGTCGAGGACTGGCCGCTGCTCAACGACCCGCCTGCCGAGGGTCAAGAAGCGGACCCGTGCGACATCACGACGCTCGCTAAGTACACCAGCATCGACAAAGAGGTTATGCCCATCCTTGCGGCTCTCGACCCTGACGTGTGCGGCGAGTATCAGCGCCGGCAGTCGGTCAAGAAGGCCAAGGAAGAGATCGCGCTGGTCGACGGGCACCCCGTCGTCCACCCCCAGTTCGACAGCTTCAAAGAGACCACGCGCTCATCGAGCTACAAGTCGGACATCGTCCCCAGCCGCAACATTCAGCAAGCAGCGGGGTTCCTGGGCGGCGAGAGAGGCCCTGACGGTGAGTGGCTGATCGAGCCCGTGGAGCCCCGCAGGGTCCACGTCCCTCGCGAAGGGCGTCTGTTCATTGACGCCGACTACTCAGCGCTTGAGCTGTGCATGGTCGCTCAGCAGACGTGGGACCTGTTCGGTTCCGAAGTCCGTTGCGTTCACCGCGAGAAGATCAACAAGGGCTACGACCTGCACGCCTACCTCGGGTCGAAGCTCGCCGCGCGTAAGAGCGACGAGTTCGGTGGGATCATCCGACAGATCGGAGCGTCGCACGAAGACGAAATCTACCAGCTCTTCAAGTCACTGCCTGCTGAGGGCTCGGACGAGCTGAAGGCCCTCTACAAGCACTGGCGCACATTCGCCAAGCCGGTCGGCCTGGGCTTCCCTGGCATGCTAGGCCCGGGCACCATGGTCTCATTCGCTGCTGCAACGTACGGCATCGCCATGTCCGAGGAAGACGCGGCGCTCTTCCGCGAAGAGTGGTTCTCCACATACCCCGAGATGGTCTACGCCAAGGCGTGGTGTGGCGAGCAGACCGACCCGATGAACGAGGTGATCGGCATGACCGACGATGCCTTCGACGACGACGAGCGCAGAGCTGTGGAAGGCTACACCTACACCACGCCATTCGGGATCACGCGCCGAGGGGCCAGGTTCTGTGCCCTGGCGAATGGCAAGTTCATGCAGAGCCCCGCAGCCGAGGGGTTCGGCATCGCCCAGTTCAACCTCTGGCGCGAGATGATCGACCCGAGCATGGACTCTCCTTTGTACGGCTGCGGCATCGTGGCTCCTGTCCACGACCAAGTCCTCGTCGAAGTCCCTTACGACGTGCCCGCTGCGCGCAAGCAAGCAGCTCGCGTGCGCCAGGTGTTGGAGGAGTCCATGTCCCTCGTCGCTCCTGACGTGAAAATCAAAGCCGAGCCGGGCCTCTGCATGGCCTACTCCAAGCTGTTCGATCCGATCTACAACGAGAAGGGCCAGCTCGAAGTCTGGTCCCCTCCTAGCTACAAGGAAGCTGCCTGATGCGTTTCTTAGGCGTTGACCCTGACCTGACTTCGACCGCCTTCGCTGTCTACGACACTGAGGACAACGAGGTTGTACATTTAGCGGTGGTTCGAGCCTCTGGCTACACCGACATGCTTCGGCAGACTCGCAAATTCTCCGTGTCCAACCATGCGGTTGATAGTGACGCTGCCGTCATTGAAGGCCAACAAATCTACGTTGCTTCCAATCGACGCAACGTGGACCCCAACGACATGATTCAAGTGGCGCATGTGTCAGGGATTCTTGCGTGCCAGTTCTCCTGCAGCATAGCCATCCCCAAGCCTGCTGAGTGGAAGGGCCAACGGTCCAAACTGGCCGAGCACACCAAGTACGCCAAGCTCCTAGGCTGGGAGACCGAGCGCGCTGGGGGCAAGGACCCCTACCTCGTCCCGACCGAGGACTACGTCGAGGTCGAGATGTCCGACGGGAAGCCCGTCAAGAAGTCGGACTGGAAGCACCTGATGGACGCGATCGGTCTGGCGATCTGGGGCTCGACCCCGAACGGTCAGAAGTTCATCTCCAAGTTCACTTCAGCTTGAGGCTCACCTTGGCTTCGGAGCTGACTGCCACGCGGGTCTTGATCCAAGTGCGGAAGCGCCGGGCCATCTCGGGCCCGACGGTGTCTCCGAAGCCTCGCATGCCTCCGTCGGCGAAGCCCCCGCCTCCCTCCAACCACTTGTAGCCTCCCCAGGGGCCGACAGAGGGCAAGACGTACATGAAGGGCGTGCCGCCCTGTCGCGCTCTCTGGCGGTTCCTGCGGAGCCCCTCGGCGTACTGAGCCGCCGTGAGCCGCTTGGCGTCAGAGAAGCGCGTAGGGTAGCCCCCGGGGAGCGGGGCAATGCGCGGGTCGTCGTTGGGGTCGGCGAAGAACACGAGCTTCTTGGCGAAGGTCGGGTTGAACCCTGAATGCCCGTCGTGCAGGTACACCGCCCAATACTCCGGGTACTCCAAGAACGCCACGGCATCGCCAAAGACCGAGCCGCCCCCGAGGAAGAGAACCCGGAGCGAATCTCTCAGCCGGCGGCTGGGAGTGATCTCCTGGAGCCGGTCGTAGGCACGCTTGGATGCGTACTCGACCAGCTCCAGCTTGATCGACCGGGGGTCACTGGTTGCCATTCAGGTCGCGCCCGTTACGCGCGGGGCCGTCGTCGAGGTTCCGCGTGGTCGTAGGGCTGCCCACTTCCTGGCGCATGTTCCCCATGGTCTCCATGCGAAGGAGATCGATGTCGTCGGTCATGCGACGCCAGGCGTTGTTCCTTCCGGTCTTGGCAGACGGGGAGCTTTCCGGCCGCACCAAGAAGTCGTCCATGGTGAGCCCGATGCCTCCGTTGAGCTTGGGGTTGCCTAGCGTGCCTGCCAGTCCGAGAGACAGAGCAATCTGGTAGCCGTCGATCGACGTGAGTTGGAACTGCAGGATCGCATTCATCAGCTCGTTCGTGGCCCCTGCCCGGCCAGGCAGTTGGATGTTCGCCATCATCGGAGGGACGCCGTGTGCCGTCACGATCATCAAGGCCAGAGTGTCGATGTCCGTCGTGAAGCGGTTTTCTTGCTCCGCGTCCATGCCCAGCTTCTCAAGCTGTACCTCGACTTCCGGGTTAGAGAAGTTGATGGCGATGCTCTGGTGGCTGTTGTCCAGACCGACATGCTGCAGGAGCTTGGCCTCCATCTCCTCCCACTCTTCCTCTTCGATGGTCGCCCCGGTGACGATCAGCGCGAACTCGGGCACCCCTCGGTTGAAGTAGAAGTTGAACTCGTGCTGCGACGCAAGCTGCACCATCTCCATCGACGGGGTCGCGGAGATCCAACGCGGCCTGCCGTAGTACCGACTGCGCGTTCGGTTCTGTGGGATGTAGATGATCTCGCTGATCTCTTCGGGCTTACGGTTGCCTCCCTTGTCGTCAGCGATGAACTTGTCCTTGTGCCCAAAGCGCGCGTGTAGCTTGTCTGTCTCTCCTCCTGTCACGTTGACCGTGTACTGAGCGCTCCTCATCAACTCCTGGGCTGCGTGGTAGCCCGAGGCGACCACTTCCCAGCACCAGTCAGTATCTCCGCTTTTGTCCTTGTAGCGGTGAACTCGCAAGCGCTCGCCCGGCATTCGCTGGATGTAGCGGATACCAGTTGCGTTGTTTCCTGACTTGCCCGGCGCATCTCGCACCACCTCCAAGGCAAAGCCTCCAAGCTCAAAATAGTTGTCGACCCCGTCTTTGAAGATGGGCAAGTACCCGCCTTGGTCCATATCGCACTTCGCGTTGAGCTTGTCCGCGACAGTGTCATTCCAGAACCCCCGCGAGGCCACAGCGGAAGTCAACTGCTCCAGGCACGTAGAGTGGTGAGTGTTGTACTCGCGAATGACCATCGCGCCTTCGTAGTCGAAAGGCGGAACGATCGTGTCCCACTGCACCGAGCCCTCTTGGTTCTCTACGTTGGAGGACCGCGTCACTGCCTTAGCAAGCAGCTTCGGAAGCAACGCATCGGGGTCCGTGAGCAGGCTGCGGTTTCTCGATACCGCATGAAGGATGCGCCGCTTTGCGGTCGACGGCTGCTCGGTCTTTTGGGCTGAGGTACTCATTGATACCGAAGTTGTCTGTTCTGGGGTTCCGTGGAGGGAAATCTGGCTTCCAGTGTAGCTTTCTAGTTGGAAGTCCCCCTAGCTTTGAACCCCATGAAGCCTCGGTATCGCATCCTCGACGCGAATATCACCCACGTTTCTCTGTGCCGGAAGGGCAAAAACCGCCTCCCCGTGCTCGTGAAATCCGAGGGTGACGCCCAGTCGATCACTTGGACCCCTCTGGTCAAGTACGACGAGGACAAGGGCGAGATGCTCACTCTCGTCACCATCCCCGAGCACCTCGACTCGGACGGCGACGTTTCGGGCTCCGAGGTCATCCAGAAGATGTGCGAGACCTGGGCCAAGAACGGCAGCCAAGTCGACATCAACCACGACCTTCAGACGCTCTCGTCGGATCAAGTCTTCGTCGCCGAGAACTTCATCGTGGCAAAAGCTGACGAACGGTTCGAAGGCTGGACCGACACCGACGGCAACGCGATCGACGCCACGGGGGGCTGGGCTCAGCGCTACGTCTTCCTCGACGAAGACCTGAAGAAAGCCGCGCGCGAAGGCGAGATCGGCGGGGTGTCTCTCTACGGCCCCGCGAAAGTTGAAACACTCAGCAAGATGGACGCGGAGGACATTCTTGTTGAGCTTGCCGGCATGGTGCGCGAGCGCCAAGGTCGCGCAAGCATCCACACTCATTCCTCCACCTCGACTTCCCTCGACATTCACGACATGAAGCCTGACGAACTCAAAGGCATGCTCGACAGCTTTGGCGAGGGACTGCTCGCCAAGGTGGACGAGAAACTCGACGCTCGACTCACCAAGAGCGACGACTCCGACGACGACGACGACACCAAGAACGACGCAGGCGACCCGCCGGCAGCTCCCGACGTAGACCTCTCCGACCCGGAGGCGCTCGCCAAGTACGAAGAGGAGCTGCGCCTCAAGAAGGCTCAAGAGGAGATCGACTGGAACGACCCTGACTCCGTCGCCAAGTACCGCGAGACCCTCGCTAAGTCGGACGACGACCAGGGCGAGCCCGAGCCTGCCCCGCGCCGCTCCAACGTGAGCGACTCCTCGCCGACCCCGGTCAAGACCACTGGTGAGCGCTACCTCGGCGGCGGCACCCAAGGCATTCGACTGCACAAGTCGCAACACGACTTCCACGAGCTGGGCAAGCTCATGGCTGCCGACGTCAACAAGGGACGCCGCGCCGCGCGGGGCCTCACCGCCTGATCCTCGGGCCTTCACCTCACTCAACCACCACTGATCCTCCATGTCGCTCATCAAGAAAGAGCTGCTCCAAGATCGGGTCCAAAACCCGTTCCCGGGCATCGTCCCCGGCAACCAGGCCGGCGCGGTCCAGACCAAAACCTTCGACGCGGCTACCGGCGCTCCTACCTACAAGGTCGGCACCCCGATGGTCCTCAACGCCGCTGGTGAGCTTGTCGCGTGGCAAGACACCAACGAGCCCGGAGGCGCCGCCGCGACCCCGATCGTCGCCTTCGTCTACCCGCGCGACGTCACCGTCGATGCGACCAACGAAGTCCTCGGAGATGCGCTGTTCTACGGCAAGATCCGATACGCCGACGTCCTGCTCCCCTCTGGAGAGACGCAGGGCCTCCTGGACACCGCGCTCCGCGACCCGGAGCTCCGCAAGCAAGGCATCTTCGTCGACGGTCTGTCCGCTAAGGACTGACCCCTCGGGATTCGCCCGCTCACCTCTTTCTAACCCCTCAAAACCATGTCGCCCGCACCGTCTGCCGCGCAGGGTTCCGAGCTGGTCCCCGAACTCAACTACGTCACCCTGTCGGGCGTCGTCAACGAGGTCGACCCGCAGATCAGCTTCCTTCGGAACCTCCTTCCGTTCCGCGAGGAGCTGCGCTCCACCGAAACCTTCGAACTGGCGATCGTCTCGAACTCGAAGCAGATCGCTCCCTTTGGTTCGATCGAAGCCGAGCCTCGCCAGGTCTCCGGCCGCACCACGACCTTCCGCGCTGTCAAGGCCCCGCAGGTCAACATCTCCCGAGGCATGACGCCTTCGGATCTGATGTTCGTCCGTCGCGCGGGGGCTTCGCTCTACGGCGACGAAGGTCGTCGTGCCGCTCTGGCACGTCACGTTGCCGGCGAATTCGAAGAGCTGACCTACCAAGTCGACAACCTCGAAGAATGGGAAGTCTCCCAGATGCTTCGTTGGGTGATCGACTACTCCGACCCCGACGGGTCGGCGTTCACGGTCACCATCCCGCACGACTCGACGCTGGACCTCACGCTCACCAGCGAGTTCTGGGACGACGCAACCTCTGGAGTCAGCGACCACGATCCGGCTGAAGTCGACCGCACTCTCTGCCGGGCGCTCTCGCGCTCCTCGCAAATCCAGCCCGACACCATCCTGCTGGGCCCTGAAGCTGCCGACGCCTTCGAGGAGAACACCAAGCTCGCGAGCAAGCTCGACAACCGGAACATCAACACCGGCACGTTGGAGTTGCAGCGCCAGTTCACTGACGCCCAGGCGCGGTACCTGGGACGCTGGCGAGGCAAAGACGTCTGGGAGTACGGGCAGCAGCTCGTGGCTCCCGACGGTACCACCTACGACGTCATCGAGCCCAAGTACGCCTACTGGCTGTCGACCGCGCCTCGCACCGAGTTCGAGTTCAACTACGGGGCCATCCCGAACCTCAAGCTCACCACCGGATCCGAGAACCCGACCTTCGAGTCCCTCCAGAACGCCGGAGCGGTCCCCATCCGCCGCTTCGCCGACATGGAGATGATGTCGAAGGGCCGGGGCGTCGAGGGTTACCTTCAGTCCGCTCCCCTTCCCTTCCCGCGTCGCCCCAACGTCTGGGGCCGCGCGAAGGTCGTCTCGGGCTGATCCCTCAAGACGTTTGATCCCTAGGGCCTCCGAGGAAACACGGCCTCGGAGGCCCTTTTTCTATCCCTCAGCAGACAACCCAACATGCAGAAGTCCGAGAAGTACGTCGTTCGCCACGGTAAGTCCGTCATGGCCAACAAAGGGGGCCGCGTGTTCCGCGCCGGTACCATCGTTCGCCACGATCAAATCTGCCGCAAGGACGGACAGCTGGACCCCGGCTTGGCCGAATACGTCAAGCCTTTCTCCAACCGGCCTTCCGAAGCGGAGCTGGACGACATCGAGCGCTCACGCGACGCCGACAAAGACGCTCAGTTCGAGAGGACCATGGACAAGGTTCCGACCTTCGAGCCCGACGTCGTCGATGCCTTCGATGTCGATGAGCTTCGCGCCGTGGCCGAAGAGCACCTGGGCGGCGACGCTTCGACCTTCCAGCCCGACGATGCCGGTGCCATCGAAGCCGTCCGCATGCGGCTCAAGGCGATCACCCAGCCCGCACCTGCCTCCACGGACGCGTGAGCAACCAAACCGCTCCGCTGTTCCTCGCTGACACCCCGGCGCTACTTGCGGCGCTCCGCATGTCGGGGCTGCTTGAGGTACCGGAAGCGGATGGTAACTCCATCGTCAACGAGGCCATCCAGGCGGCCGTCGTTCGCTTCTACCGCGAATTGACGGCCGCCCAGATCCAGACCCTGCAAGATACGACGTTCACGCCTCAGCCGACCTCTGCTGCAGAGGCGAAGCGGATGCTCGCCAACCTGACCGAGGTGCGCCTGGTCCGGCTCTACCTGCTCGACACGGTCGACGTTCGGTTCGCCGACGCCAACTCGGGGAACCGCACTGCCTGGAACGCCGAGGCCCCTCTGTTCGCCTCCGGCGAGGAGAAGGCCAGCATGCGCGCGATGCTCTCCACTGAGGTCGAAGACGCGTTCTCGATCCTCTCAGGCAAGACAGAGCTGGCAGGCTCGGCCAAGAAAACCATTCGCTCGAGCACCATCGGCCCGTGCAACCCCAACTACACGGCCACTGTCCGCAAGCCCGGAGGCACTGTGTTCCCCGCCTGGCCCCAGCTCTATCCGCTGATCGAGGGCACTGATTGATGGCCACCAGGATCCCCGCGCCTTTCCTCGCACACCTGCTCGATCAAGTCGGCAGTCTCCACGCGATGCTGCTCGACACGGACTTCATCTACGCCTCCGACCTGGACTTTGTAGCGGATGTGTCGTCTCAAGAGACTGATGCCTCTGGCTACTCGCGTGTCTCCTTGCCGACAATGGCGTCCGCACAGGTGCTCAACGTGGCCGAGCCGTTCGCGTCCTTGGTGGGCTCATCAGAAGCCGCTGTGTCGCTCTCCTTCACGTTGGAGACAGGCAAGAGCGTCGGGGCGTTGGTGATCTACGAAGGCACTGTGGACTCGGCCGACGACGCGACGAATCGAATCGTAGCGGTCTACGATCAGACTCAAGGGCAGCCCGACTTCCCCTACACTTCCGACGGGGAGACGCTCGTGGTCAAATTCAACGCCCAAGGCATCTTACACCTCAAGTCCGATGCCTGAATTCGACGTCATTGACGTAGGCGACTTCGCCGACGACCCTAGCGCTGATGCTCTCAAGCCTGGCGGAGAGAAGATCAACGCCAACTTTGCCCGCCTCGCCCCGGAAAACGTCAGCTACTCCACCGTTCTCGACTTTAGCGGCAACAAACACTACGCCGCCAAGACGATCACCGGGACGGAGACGCTCACTATGGGATCCACGTTCGTGCGAGGCGGCCGCGTTCTTCTAGAATACGGATCGAACAACAACGGCAGCGAACGCTTGGTCTTCCCCAACCGCGTCCGCGTAGAAGGGACGTTCGACCCCTCGCGAAGGAACTACGTTGATCTGGTCAACGTCGGGGGCGTGACCGCTGGCTCTGAGGAAATCGTCGCCAGGATCTTCTCTCTGAATCAGTCGCCGAAGACAGGGCTGGTCTTCCGTCACCGAGCCAACACCGTCGCCAACCTGCTCGACGACTTCGAGGAAGCGCTGAGCATCAACGCAAGCTCGGGCTCCCCTGCAACCGAAGACCAATTCAGCGTCATGGGGCAGCTGGAGGACTACCGTCAGTACGACGGAACCTTCCGGTTCCGCATGAAGTATTTTGACAGCTCGGGCAGCCAGGCAGGAACCGACGTCGTGTGGCTTCAACGGTCCAACCCTGCGGACGAGCTGGTGTCCGTAGAGAGCGTCGAAGGCTACGTCGCGGTGTCCGGCACGTCGCAACTGACTCTAACCCCTGTCGGAGGCGGCTCTGTGCTCTTCGGCGGCCTGTGCTTGGCGGCGTCCAATGTGTTCACCACCTGGCACGGTCACCCCGCCAACTTCGACGGCAACGCCGCGTTCAAGGCCACCGTGGGAGCAACGCTGTTCATCCCTGACACGATCCCTCCAGGCAACCCCGGAATCAACCCGACCGACCAGACGGTCGAGCTGTACGTCGAGACTCCCTGATGCTCAACCGCCTCTACTCGGACAAACAGTCCGGTCAGCCGATCGACCTCAACGAGCTGCGCTCCAAGCTCGAAGAGGATGTCGTGCCCGAGGTCTGGATCGCCTGCGGCCAATCGAACATGGCGGGCGGCGGCGGCTCCGTGCAATACCTGACTCGCGACAACATCCAGCCTGGTTTCTTCCTCGTCGACCACGCAGGCAAGGTGCGACCGGCCAGGCACCCCTTCCACCGCACCAACTCTTCGGAAGGAAACACAGCGGCCTACAACCTCAACCACCAGCAAACCCCAGCTGCTGAGTTCGGACGCTACCGAGCGCTCTACGGAGGCGCGCGTAAGGTCATCCTGTGCGGAGGCGCGGTCGGCGGCTCTTCCATGGTCGGAACCAACGGTGACTGGTACGGCCCGAACACCACGGGGCAGTCCGACGCTGCAGGAGGCGCGTACTACCAGGACGTTCTCCAGCGGATGACCGAGCTGGTCAACAACAATGACGTATGGCTTCGGGGCATCCTTTGGCACCAAGGGGAGGCCGACGCCGGAGGCGGCACGACCAAGTCGCTATACAAGGAAGCTTTCCTCAACATGGTCAACGGGTGGAAAGACAACATCCCCGACGACTACTACGGCGGCCATGACGACATCACGGTGCTCATCGGTCAACTCGCCCCCAAACTCCTGTCTGACGGATACGGGCCTGAGACTGTTGTGACCGTGGCCGCCTCTGACTACCAGCGCATCGACGAAGCGCACCGTGAGCTGGTGGCCCAGAACAGAGGCTTCGGGTTCGTGAGTTCTGCGGGCCTGACGCTGGAGGATCAAGGCAACAACCCGCCCAACTCGAACATCCACTTCGACGCGGCGAGCTACACCGAGCTGGGCCGGCGTTACTTTGCCGTCAGCTTCGAGGCACTGCAAGAAACCGCGAAGGGCTCGAAGTTCACTTACGGAATCGTCGACCACGACACGAACGTCGAGTACAGCGAAGGGCAGCTCGTCGCAGCGAGCGATAGGTTGTGGCGTGCCCCTTCAACCGTAGCCTCAGGGGCGCACACTCCCGCGCAGTGGGACAACCTGTCCAAAGGGCTGCACTACAAAGGCACCTGGGACCCTCGTGCGACCGATCCTGACAGTTTCCCCTCGGGCGCATCCAAGGGGGACTTCTACACTTGCACCCAGCAGACCACGCTTGCGGGAGAGCCTGGAGGTCAGGAATTCCTGACCGATGACATCCTGATTGCGCTTGTCGACAGCCCGGCCACCGATACGTTCTCGGGAAACTGGGCCCGAATACCGAACTCGAGCCCCACTTCCTACTTCCGCGTGTTCCCCTCAGGATATAGCGGCAGTCAGGCATACGGGGACGATCTCGTCTTCGCAGGGCTTGGCATCTCTGGATACATCCAGAGCGTCGGGGTTACTGCCGGAACCCTAGCCACTACGCTGCAGAGCGCCTCGCTGCTCGACGGCTTAGGCTTCGCCTACGGGCAGGCCGTAAGGGGGGCAGCCGGCTTTCAGCAAAAAGCGTCGGCCGTGGGCACCTCAGACGTAGCGCAGCTGTCGGTGCTCTACCTGCCCGACCAGTCTCAGACATTCAACGGTGATGGGTCGACTACCGCCTTCACTGTCTCCAGCTTCACGCTGCCGACGACGTTCGGCAATGTTCGAGTCTTCATCGACGGAGTCCAACAGACAACCGGCACCGACTACAGCATCTCAGGGCAAGTAGTCACGTTCACTTCCGCCCCCGCATCCGGCTCAGCGAATGTCTCGGTGACGTACGGAGTCCAGGAAGTAGGTGCTTTCGGACTTCAGGGATCGTCCAGCAGATTTGGCAACATCCTGGTTACTCCGTACAGCGCAACCTGTGCGGTCAACGACGGTGCTGCTATCTACGGCCTGCAGGCGCTATGGCGAGCAAACGCGACCTCGGATAAGACCAGCGTTTCCTCGCTGAGGGGGCGTGACGTAGTTGACCTGTATGCCGAGCGTTCTGGAGTGAGCGCCTCTGCGGGCATCAAACTCGACCGAGCGGGCATCATCGAGTTCTACGAGAGCCCCTCGGCAGGGTACGCGTCCGCGACCAAGCGCGCTGTCATCGACGTCAACGGCTTCGAACTCCTCGGCAGCGGCAAGGCGATCAAGATTTACTCGGCGAACGGCACGGGCTACAACGTGACCGTCACGAACGCAGGCTCCCTTCAAGTCACAGCAGCCTAATGGCACGCGACCTCAACACAGTCATGGACCGCATGGTCCAGATCGTAGACACTGCAGGGAACCAAGACCTCAACGCTGCCGCAGAGACCAAGGTAGCGTTCAACTCGACCACCAGGAACACGGACGCAGACACGTTCACCGTCGACCTGGCCAACAACAGGGTCCAGCTTCACGAGACGGGCTACTACGAAGCGTGTGCTCAACTGACTGTCAGCGCCGGTACTGCAGGCTCGTGCCAGTTTGGCCTCAAGCTGAAGCTCGACGGCACCCAGCTGCAGGGAGCCTACGGAGCGCAGGGCTTTGTTTACTCCGCTCTCGGGTTCGTGACTCAGACCCCGTGTATCGTCCCCTTCGTGTTCAACAACGCGACAGCCGACGACTACCTCGAAGTGTTCGTTGACCGCTTGGTCACTTCGTCAGGTACGAAGCTGACCTTCGCGAATGGCTCCTTCTTGAACCTCAAGTACCTTGGCTAGTCTCATCCTCACTGCCGCGCAATCAAGCGCGGAGGCCGGCAGCTTCGATCTGTTCGAAGCACAAGGCTACGTAAGCCATACGACCGCTGCGTTTGAGGCCATTCTCGCCTTCGCCTCCAACTACAAGTTCCGTCAACTAATTTTAGTGGACGACAACTTGAAGGTCACAGGCAACGAGCTGACACCCACGGCAAGGCTCGTCGGCGAGGTCTCGGCTGAGTGGTCCCCTGACCGCAGGAACAGGCGGACCTACTCCCTGGAACGCACCCGTCAGGTCTTCGAAGTGATCCTCACTTTCCAGGCGTGGGTGGATCTCGACCCATTTGAGAGAGCCTTGGAGCAAGCCGGGTACTTATCAGTACCCAGTGACCCAGAAAACGGCATCGACCGGCGCTTCGTGCTTGTGCTGTCGAAGTCGGTGAAACACCCTAAACAGCACGAATCACCGGACGGCACCGAGGCTACCTACCGCTTCGAATCTCTGCCGTACCTTCCCTCTTGACCCCTCCTCACCATGACTGGCGTCAACACCACCGGCAACGCGAGCGGCGACAACGTACTTCTTGGACGGGGTCGCATCTACGTCGCTGAGCTGACCAACAACCTGCCCGGCCCGTACCGCGACGTTGGCAACGTCACGGACTTCCAAACCAACGCTGCCTCCGAGACCCTCGACCGCAAGAACTTCCGTTCTGGCCTCGCGACGATCGACAAGAAGATCGTCTTGGAGCAATCGCTGGGCCTCTCGTTCGCACTAGACGAGACGACCTTCGACAACCTGGCTCTCTTCTTCTCGGGCAGCGCCAACGACTCGGGCTACACGAGCGAGAACGCGACCGCTGCTTCTGCTGAGTCCCTGTCCGCTGCAGTGGTCAAAGGCAAGTGGTACGAACTCAAGACCGCTGCCGACGGCCGCTACTACGACCTCGACGGCTACGACGCTGGCGCCACCCCCGCCGCCGGCAACTTCCATGTCTTGGTCAACGGCGCGATCGTTCCCTCCAACGAAGTCGAAGTCGACCTGAAGATGGGCATGGTTCGTGTGCTTACCACACACAGCGGAACCGGGGCCCTGACTTGGACCTCGACCGCTGCCGCTGCCGACAAGGATGTCGACGAGGTACGCGCCCTGTCCCAGTCCTCGGTCCAGGTGGCGCTCAAGTTCGTCTCGGAGAACCCGGCCAACAACGACCAGAAGGTGGAGTACCAATTCCACAAGGTCACCCTGCTTGCCGACGGCGACATGAGCCTCATCGGCGACGAGCTGGCGTCCATCCCGATCTCGGGCCAGGTGGAAGAAAACACCACCGCCGACGCCGACAGCCCCTACCTCACCATCCGCCTGCCCGACGCTGCGTGATCTGGTAGGTAGCAGCATCCTCCGTTGGGTTGTCTAACTCCTAGCGAAGGGCTACCGTGGGGGCCAGTCGGATCTTTCCGGCTGGCCCTTTCTCTTCAACCCCACCAGTTAGACATGAGTGCCAAATCCCGCTTCAAGCGATTCCGCTCCACGAGGAGCGTCGAAGTCGAAGTCGACCTCGGAGACGACAAGACCGAGACCTTCAAGATGTACCCCGCCACGTTCGCTACGGCTCGACGCTGCCGGCCGCTCATCGCAGGTCTGGTCTCGACGATCTCGACGCTGACGGACCAAGGGTCCTTCGATGCCGCGAAGACCACGGGCTGGCGAGAGAAGACCACCTCGGAAGGCTCTGTTGAGCAGCGCGAGGTGGAACACACTCCCCCGGCAGCGGACGAACTCAAGAAGCTCGCGGACATCAAGCACTCCTCGCGCTCCGAAGCTGTGGATGCCCTGTTCGACGAGCGCAACACCGTGCTCATTGGCGAGCTGGTTTTTGACTCTCTTCGCGACGAGCAGGACCCCGAAGACCGAGACGCTGACAGCGGCGAGCTGAAGCCCGAAGTCATCCAGAACTTCTTGTCGACCATCGACCTGCCTGTCCTCTTCCAGCTCGTGCGCGGCTGGCTTGACGCGAACAGCGGGGAGGGCGACCTGGGAAATGTCCTGAAGGCGAAAGCGGAGGAACTCAAGGACAGGATCAAGGAGACTCCGCTGACGCCGACGGACGAGGAACCTGGCTCGACGACGACCGAGAGTGGGGACGACTCCTAGAATCCGTCCAAGTCCTCATCCAAAACGGACACCCCTTTCCTTCTGTCGCCCGCATGTCACTGTTCGAGATCGGAGACTGGTTCTACCTGATCGAACGCCGCCGCCGCACTGCGGCGGTAGAGCTAGCCATGGCTATCGGAACGATCGTGCTGGGCAGCAAGAAGGAAGTGCTTGGTCTCCTCAAGGACTTCGGCATCGAAGACCTCGACGATACTGACCCCGCCGCCAGCGAAAAGGATTGGAAAGCCAACATTTCCAAGACGCTGAGTTTGTTCCCCAACGCCAAGGTGACCTGAAATGGCTGAAGATCGCGGCGGCTTGCGCTACACGATCGCGGTAGTCGACGAGTTCTCTAAGGAGACGACTCGATTCCGCGAGGAAATCGACAAGGCTCGGGAGAGCTTTGCCGAGCTTCGTAAGCTGCAAGGACGCGGCGGTCAGGCCAAGGCTACGCGGGAGGCCACGACAGCCCAGAAAGCCCTCAATCGTGAGAAGCAGAAGCAACTCACGATTGAGGAGCTGGCCACTAAGCGCATCGACGCGGCTCGACGCTCCCGCGCGGTCGACCTGGAGCTTTCCAAGCGCGGCGCGAACCTGAGCCGTCGGAGCGCCGCTGAGGTCTCCAAGGAAGCCGAAGCGCGTCAAAAGCTCGCAGACCAGATCCGCCGCGCTCAGGTGGAGCTTCGGAAGCTGCGCCAGACCGAAGGGCAGCGAGGCGAGCTGGAGCAGCTCGACGACGAGCTGTTCGTGCGCCGCAAGGTGGCCACGGCGTTGCGGAAGCAGCGAACCGAAGCACGCCTGCTCGCAGCGCAGAAGCAGTTGGGCGTCGACCTCGGCATCCGAGAGAACCGCGCTCTCACTGCCGAGGAAGAGGCGCGCAAACGGGTCGCCCGAGCGGCGCGCGAGCAACGCATCGCCCAGGCTGAGGTAGGCATTCGACAGTCCCAGGGGCTGCCTGTCACCCCTGCTCTGCTGGCTCGTGCCAAGGGACAAGTCGAGAGCCTCAACAAAGAGGTAGGCTTCCTGCAACGGAGCCTCAACGGCATCGTGCCGTCCCTGCGGCGCATCGTCGCTGCCTTCTTGCTGTTCACTGCCGCGCGGGCCGCGCTGCAGACCTTCCGCTCGCTGCTGACCACTGCGCTGCAGTTCAACTCAGCTCTTGAGAAAGCGGAAATCTCAATCGCTGGTCTGGTCACCGCTGCTGGCTCCTTGTCCACAGTCTTCGGCACTGCGGACGGTGCGGCCAACGGGTTCGAGCAAGCGCTCGCTATCGCCCGAGAGCAGACCGTCAACCTGCGTCGCGACGCGCTTCGCACGGCCGCTACGTTCGTGGACTTGCTGGACGCTTTCCAGGTGTCCATCGCTCCTGGACTGACCGCCGGCCTCGATGTCGAACAGATCCGTCAAGTCACCGTTCTCATCTCGCAAGCCGCGACCTCTCTGGGCGTAGCTCAGAATCAGCTTGCAGAGGAGATCCGCTCGGTACTGACAGGCGCGATCAATGTGCGTACCTCGCGCATCGCGACCGCTCTCGGCATCACCAACGAGGACGTCAACCGAGCGCGTGAGTTCGGCGATCTGTTCGAGTTCCTGCAAGGGCGGCTCGACGCGTTCGATCGCTCAGCCACGCGCGTCGCTCAGAGCTTCGCCGGTCTCACCGCGCGTATCCGCGATGCTCTGCAGGTGCTTCTGGGCGAAGCAGGCAGCGACTTCTTCATCGAGACGCGCGGAGTCCTGCAAGACATCCTGGGGCTGCTGCTCGACGGCACGGACCCGAACCAGACTTTCATCGCTGCGCTTGAGCCGATCTTTGCCGCGCTCACTCGCAGACTGCAATCCTTCCGTCAGGCACTGCAGCGAGTTGAATTCGACGAAATCGCCGAGCGTGTCGAGGTCTTCTCCCGGGCCCTGGACAACCTGCTAGGCATCGGCGCTGCCCTGGCTGAGGGCTTTGCTCAAGGCCTTGGCGACCTCGCCGGCATCTTCGGAGGTATCGAGAACCAATCCGAGTTCCTTGAGAACATCGCACGCAGCTTCGCCCGCATCGCAACAGTCGTTATCGCGATCGGCGCTGCGGCCACTGCCATCGCCTTCCCGTTCCAAATCGTCTTAGGTATCGGCAAATCACTTGTCGGGGTCTACACCGCTCTTGCAGCAAGAGTGACTGCCGTTGTCGCAAGGGCAGGAGGGTGGACGCCTATCCTCATCGCCACGGAAGCGATCGTGAAGCGCATCGGCGTTGCGTTCCTGGCAATCGCTACCGGCCCCGTCGGGATTTTCGTGGCCTCCGTCACGACCATCTCGCTTGTGCTGCGAGAGATCATTTCTCGCATCGCGGGCGTGCGTCTGTCGCTGCTTGAGACAGCCACTGTCGTCGGCACCGTGCTCCTCCAGGCGATCGTCGGCATCGGTATTGGTGTCTCCAAGCTCGTGCTTGGCCCCGTCCGCGCTGCTGTGGATGCCTTCCGCTCGTTGATCCAAGCCGCAGCAGAGTTCTCAGGCTCCAGCTTCTTCGACGGAGCGATCGGCGACCTCGATCGCGTCGTGGGTCAAATCGACGACCTAACCCAAACGATCGAGGACCGAGGCACTTCGTTCGTACAGCAACAGATCGCCAACCGCGAGCGCATCTTGGAGGACGCACGCAGGGACGCAGCCAACGCTGCAGAAGAGATCACCAAAGCAGGAGAGCAGCAGCTCACGTCGCTGTCGAACATCCTGCTTGGCGTCCGACCCGCGTTGAGCGCGGTGTCCGAAACACTCAACAAGATCGCCGAAGACTCACAGAAGGTCACCTCCGAGCTGCAGAAGCTGGAGCAGGAGTCGCAGGCCCTTGAACTCGGAGCCGACCGCGACACCCTCGGCCTTCGCACGGATGCGATCCGGGCCCAGATCCAACTCGAACAACAACTTCAAACGCTGCAGTCTGCACGCGTTCGCGCTGAGGGCGCGTTGTTTGAGGCTGAGTCCAAGCGGCAACGTCTCTCAGCCGCCGAGTTCGATCAGATCAGCGCTTCAATCTCGCTGCTTGAGCGTCGACAGTCCACGCTCGACGAGATCCGAGACACAGAGCGCGAGATCCAGGACGTCAACCTCGAAAGCGGCCGAGCGCTGCGCGAAGGGAACGAGGCTCTCGTGCAAGAGCTAGAGGCCCGCCGCTTTGCCTTGGACGCCTCGTTGAAGGCGGCACAGAGCCGGGAAGAAGAAACCGCCGCTCTCCTGGACTCCCTCGGGCTCACCGACGATTTGGCTTCCCTACTGCAGGAGATCGTGCAGGAGCGCACGACACTCAAGGGATTGGCTGCAGACGAGAAAGCGCTGCTGGAATCCTCGAAGGCCCTGCTTCAAGACCTGTCGCAACTTGAGGCAGAGCGCGCGGCCCGTGCTGCTCAAGCTGGCGCTCTCGACCTTGATCTTCGCCTCGCTTCTTTGCGACGCGAGGTTGAGCTGCAGCGCGAACTCAACCGCGAAGGTCTGTCCACTGGACAGCAACGCATTCTGGCTCTCCGAGGCGAGCAGAACGAGCGCCTGGCTGCCTCTCAGGCGCTGCAAGATCAGCTCACCAACAGTATTGCTCTCACCGAGGAGCAACTCAAAGCTGCCGACATCAGCTCGTTCGCCCAAGAGCAGCTGAGTGCCAAACTCTCGCAGCTTCGCGAAGAACTTTCCCTATCAAGCCAACTTGCTCAAATCGAGCAGCTTGCTCTGCAGCGACAGATCGAGTCCACCGAACGCCTGCTCGACCTGGAGCAACGGCGTTTCGAGCTGCAGGCAGTCAACTCCGCGCGTCGAGAGACAGGCCTACTCCAAGCTCGCGTGAATCAAGAGCGCGCACTGCTGAGGGTTGTGGGAGACACCGCTGCAGCCGAAGCTCAGCGCTTCTCCATCCAGCAGCAGTTCACTCGGGAACGCAACGCGGCGACGCTCCAGCAGCGGCGTGACGCACTTGCGCTTCTGGAGATCGAGGGCAACCGCGCTTTGCTGGAAGGCGATCCTGCTCGGGCTGCTGCCCTGGCTCAGCAGTTCACAGAGCTTCAACGCCAACTTCGTCTCGAAGAGGAGCTGCTCGGACTTCAAGCGCAACGAGCGCAGCAGGAGCAAGCGGCCGCAGCCTTCCGTAGCGGCACGGCTCGCCTGCAGCGCGAGGAAGAATTGGCGCTGCTCCGCGCGCAGGTCGACGACCAAATCCGACTGCAGGCGGCCCAGGCAAGCACCGACGCACAGGCTGCGGCGCGAGCGCAAAACGCCGTGGACCAGGCTCGCCTGAGAAACTCGTTCCTCCAACAGCGTCTAGTGTTGGAGCGCCAAGTGCTCCAAGCGCAGTTCGCTCAAGCGGCGGCAACCGGAAACGTCTCCGTCGCGGCCGAGCTAGGCGCGCAGCTCGTGCAGCTCGAAGCCCAGGCCGCTACTTACCAGCGACTCGCTGAGCTGCAGGAACAAGCGCTCAACCTGGAGCTTCGACGAGCCGAACTGTACGAATCAGGCACTCTAACGGACGGACTGCTGCTGGGCATCGACCAGTTCATCCGCCAGTACCAGTCCCTGGCGCGTGCGGGTGAGCGCATCGTCACGTCCGCGCTACAGACCTTCACTGGGTCTATCCGCACGGCAATCACCGAAATCGCTGAGGGAGAAGACGTAGGCGACGCGCTGGCCCAACTCGCAGCAAACGTGGTCAACGGCATCTTCGACTCGCTGATCGAAGAGCTGCTCAACAAGGTAGCCGCCGATGTCCTAGACTCGTTGTTTGGAGAGAGCGTGAATGACCTATTAGGTGCGACAGCCTCGGCGTCCACTCTAACAGCAGGTGGCGTCGCGGCAGGCGCCGCAATCCAGACAGCCGCAACAGCAGCTGGAGCCACCCTAGTGGCCTCGGCTGCTCAGGCCGCGTCGCTCCTAGGGTTCAGCACCGCAGGCGCAGCCGTGGGTGTCGGTCTCGCCAAGGGCGGAACCCCGTTGCAGCCCTTCGACAACGGCGGCAAGGTCAAGAACACCCCTGTCCCCCTCAGCCAGCTTCCCTCCGGGCTCGACAAGCGGGACCGCATCCCTGCAATGCTCCGCAAGGACGAGTACGTGGTGACTCCCGAGGGCTGGAAGCCCTTTGGGCGGAAGTTCATGGACGCCTTGAACTCGGGCACATTGAACCCGAGCGCTGTCACATCCCTCATGCGGAGAGTGCGCCCCTCGAACCATCGACCCAAACTAGGGTACGCTGATGGAGGTCCCGTGCTCTCCGGAGGACCCAACACCTCCTTCGGAGGCTCTTCCGGATCGAACCCGGGGGGCTCGAACTCCGAAACCACCGTTCTTCCGACCGTATCTGAGAAGATGATCGAAGACGTACTCACCGGCCGAAACGGCGTACTTCGCCGGGCCGTCAAAAAAGACCGCCAGGGGCTCCAACAGATCCTCAGATCCTAATGGTTGTTCGCTTCATCGAAGGCTTCGAAATCGGGGATGTGAACATCTACGAGGCCTCCACCGGTAACTTCACCACCGACTTCCCCGGGCGGAAACTGGGCCTGGCGGAGAACATCCCCAACGGCACCTTCACGACACCTCAGCTCACCTCGGCCCAATCCACTTGGATCTTGGGGTTCGGCATGTACGCCGAGTCCTCCATCGGCTCCACATCGAGGGTCTACTGCAGCTTGAACCTGGGAGGATCCTCTCAGTTCACCCTCGAGCTGCGCCGCGAGAGTAGTCGGTTCTCCCTGTACGCATGGAGGGGAGGGAACCTGTCCGTACTGATAGGGTCCTACAACTCGGACGGCTCGCAGACCTTCATGACCACGGATCAGTGGTACTTTTTTGAGGTCAAGGTCGTCCTCTCAAACGCAGGAAGTACCGGCTCCGTAGAAGTGCGACTCGACGGTAGCGCTTCTCCTCTATGGTCGCTCTCAAGCGTGGATACCGCTGCGGCAACTGGAGGCGCGGATCGTCTTGTCTGGCATACCGAGAATGACTGGCACTTCGACGACATTCGACTCCTGGACGGAACAGGGTCCTCGTTAAACGACTTCCAGGGACCTCTCGAGATCGTCGGGTTCGAGCCCGACGGCAACGGATCAGTGAATAACTGGTCCAACGAGGGAGGAGCCGCAAGCAAGGTAGCTGCGGTGACCGACGACGACAGCGACACATACCTGCAAAGCGCCACAAACAACCAAGGGCAGATGTTCTCCTTCTCGGACATCTCCGGCCTAGTAGGCACCGTGTACGCAGTCCAACTCAACGCCCTAATGCGCGTGGACTCTCTAGGGTCCAGGGACGCTCGCTTCGTTGCGAGAAAGGCGTCCACGAACTACGACTGGGGGTCAGCCTTTGACGTGGCCGTCACCCGGTCCAAGGGATTCTTCGAAATCTTCGACGCTCAGCCGGACGCTGCCGCCTGGACGTTGTCTGACCTGCAAGCGCTCGAAATGGGCGTGGAGGTAGCAAGCTAATGGCCATTCAATTCATGGTCGGGTTCGAGGAACTCGTGGAGATCGCAGGCGATCTCTCCGACGTGCAAGGCGCTTCAGGCTTCTTGTTCCCTAGCTCCGTAGGAACGCTGTTCGAGCTTGTCGAAGGTCGACACCTCGGTAACGCGGTTCGGATGAAGACCTCAACCTCCGCTTTTGCCGGCCAGATCCAACTCAACTACGGCATCGGTCTATGGTCGACAGCCCTCAGCAGTGATAACTGGCACGTAGAGTTCGACTTCAAAAAAGAAGTGGACGGCATCACGGGGGCCACGCTCAACAACCTCACGTCTCACGTAATGTTCGAGATACCGTCAGGTCTTCGCCTGACGATGAACAAGTCCACGTTCGAGACAACCGAGCCCGGCGGGTTTCAGCTCTCAGTGCAATCGACCAACGGGTCGGGAGGCTATCAGTCCCTCCTGGCCCCTTTGCCTACGCAGGGGCAGCTCTTGGCGAACACCTGGTATCACGTCAAGCTGCGTGTTGAATTCGCAGCATCAGGGGGCGTGGTTGAGCTAGAGGTGTTCAACGAGTTCGGAGAAAAGATCATCGACCAGAACCTGACCGGTGTCGCCACCGACCCCGGCAGCGTCGCTCAGCAGAATCTACGCTTTCTGTGGCTCAACGGACTGGTGCTCGACAACCTAGTGGTCGCCAACGACACTGCGCTCTTCTCTCCGCAAAGGCATGTGCTGACTCTAGGTCCCAGTGCTGTCGGCACTCTGTCGGAGTGGACGCCCACGTCTGCAGGTGCAGACAACTACACAATGGTGGACGACACCGATGCCGACAACGCGGGAAGCCTAGACAACAACAGCGTGGCGGCCTCCAGTGCCGACACTAAAGACCTGTACGAGCACGACGACATCGGCTCCAACATCGGAGCGTCCCAGGTCATCGAAGCAGTACAGCAGCGATCGTGGATCACGGAGCCTGTAGTGGGGAACGGCACCTACTCTCAAATCTACCGGGACGATGCCATCTCTTCGGGCACCAACGCCGACTTCACCTCGGCATTCACCCTTCAAGGCACAAGCAAGGCGTCTACCAGAACGAACAATCCGTTGGATGCCTCGTCTTGGACCAAAGCAGTTCTGAACTCAGGGGAGTTCGGGCTGAAGCTGGTTAGCTAGTGGTCGACAAGCCCGTATCTCTAACCCCCGTGCGGCTTGAAGAGCTGCGCGGCCAGGCCCTTGCGCGGGTGCTCAATTTGAACGAACTCGAACGCCACGCCGTTGCCGCCGCCGCGCCCTCGGGGGCTGATTCGGGCGTGACCCCCTCGCTGCAGGTGTCTGAGTTGAAGGGCCAGGTTCTGGTCAATGCCAGCGGCGCCCGGCAACTGCTCAAGCACGTCACGTCGGCAGCCGCGTCGACAGGGTCCGACGCCTCCGTCTCCTCCGCCTTGCAGCTCCAGGAGCTAGGCGCTCAGGCCCTTGTCAGCTTCGTGGCACTATCAGATCAGAGGTTCCAGAAGCATAACGTATCTGCTTCTGCCCTCACGGGAGCTGAAGGAGGGCACCAAGGCTCCCTGCAGCTCGAAAAGCTAGGTGCCGAGTTCCTGCTAGGCCAAGAGAGTGCAGTCAGTGCGCCTAAGACTCCCATCAGCGGCGGAGGTTCGCTGTTCCTGAAGAACTGGGCCGTGGCATTCAGACTGCTCACCTCATGGCAGACGACGTCTCGGCGCTCCCCTACGGCCGGAAAGATTGAACGAGTCAGCCTTCAATCCAAGCCTCAGCGCGAGCTGTCGTTCGCCTGGACCGTTTGCGACGACGACGAATTGAACGAGCTCGAGCAAGCCCTTCGGGACATGACAGGCTCGAAGCAGCTCCTGCCTATCTACGCAGACGTATCCGAACTAAAACCCTCAGGAGACGGCACGGCATTGCTCTGGAGCGAAGATGACGTCCTGTTCAGCTCAGTAACCGCACTGCTGTCAGACGCTGCTACTTCCGAGCAAGTCACAATAGACACGACCAACCGGAGGTTCAGAGCCAACGGAGCAGTAGCGTTGTTCGCTATCGACGCTGAGGGGAAGCTGGACGCTACCGAGGATGTCCTCTACTACAACATCCTCTCTGTGCAGGCATCGGGCCTGACTCTCGATGCAGACTCGTTCCCGTCCCTGAGCTTCACGAACAAGAGATGGTTTGCAGTCCCTGTCTTACTGTGTGAAATCGTAACAGAACCCAGAAAAGAGTTCCTGCGAAAAGACGGCGTCTCGGTCTTTATCGACGCCATCGAGGTACTGTCGAAATCGTCTCTAGCGCCAGCGTCACTGCCGGACACTGCTTCAACGCCCGAGCTGCTTTTGGCCCCTGATGCGAGCAGTCAAATAACGGGAAGCCTCCGCCGCCCGTCCCTGCTCGTGCAATCAGGCCGGTCGATCGTGCTCGAAGGTCAGGGAGAAAGATACGAGTACGTACAGTCATGGCCCATGACTCTCACGCGTGCAGAGTGGCAGTCCCTCACGGAGCTGTTCGACGGCCGTAGAGGACGATGGCTGCCTTTCGTGTTCCCCGACCATTCGGCCACGTTCGATTCCTTTGGCATCTCCAATAGCACCAGCCTGTTCCTGAAGCCAGGCACGTCGTACGCCAAATTCCAACAGCGTCTGGCCCATTCAGGGTACGTGGCCGTGTTGTTTAATGATGGCAGCTTCGTCATACGTCAAGTATCCACGATCAGCGACCAGTCCGTGTCCTGGCTAGTGGTAGTTACCGAAGCGTTCGACAACAGCACTTACTCAGAGGCAGACGTAGTCTCTGTTTTCCCTGCTAGGCTTGGATTCTTCGACAACGATACGCTAGAAGAGACCTGGGTGGCTCCTGATACGGTACAGGTGTCCTTCTCCACAGTAGAGAACGTCGATCCTGGAGGGGTCGATCTACTATGACGTCAGACGAAAGCAAATCCATATATCACCTGATAGAGTTTATCTACCAGGACACTCCGTACAGGTACACCAACTGGACGGAAGACTTCGAGGGCTACAGTTCTGACCCCGCTATCGAGGTAGACACCGGGACACTGACTGGAACGCTGCAAGAGGAAGAAGCAACTCTGAGCATGCCTAGAGACTCATTCTTCGAGTCTCTGCTCCCTCAAGGCCAGTACCCAAAAGTTCGCATCCGGGTGGCGGAGCTAGTCTTCAACGCTCAAGGTCAGCTAGAGGCTCAATCCTCACTGTTTCGCGGCGTGGTGTTCCAGGTCATCCAAAACTCAGACGGGCTCGCCTCCAGAGTGTCCGTGGAGTGTCTGTCCGAGAAGTCGCTCCTTGACGTGCCTCTGGGCATCCCTCTCTTAAGAGAGTGCCCTTGGAGATTCACGGGTCGAGGGTGCGACGCCACCGGCAGCAACTTCGAATATGAAACGGTCGTGTCCTCCATCGACAAGACCAACCGAATCGTCACACTCTCCAACGTGCCCACAACCGTGCAGGCGCAGCCGTCGGTAGGAGAGCTAGTGGACCAACCCACTCCGGATCAGTGGTTCACCAACGGCAGTATCAAGGTGGGAGGCGTGCTAGTCCCTATCCTCTACTGGACGTCCGACGTGCCGGGCGCCTTCTACGTGGGCCTTCTGCCCCCTGACGATTGGGTAGGCGAAACAGCCGCACTAAAAGCAGGATGCCTGAACACCGTTGAGGCGTGCGAGGAGCGCCTCACAGACACGAGAACCTTCTGCGGTATCGGCAAAGAAATCCCCTCGTACACTCCTCAGTTTGAAACAGGAGGCAACTGATGCCGGTCCGTCGCAAGCTCAAAATGAAGCCGCTTCCCCCGTGGAGGCGCCTGGACAACACAACGGCCCAAGCTCACCTGGGAAATGTGCTCAGATCGTGGGAAGGCACGCACTACATGCAGGGCCAGTCAACCAAGGGCAAGTTCGCCGACTGCGTGGGCTTTCTGATCGGCGTAGCTAACGAGTTGACCTCCAGGGAGTACATGCGTTCCTCTCTGCCTCAAGACGTAGCTTTCCACAGCAAGCGCACCGCGATGGCAGGCATGCGTATGTTGATGGAGGCGTATCCTGAGTGGTCAAAGCACGCCACCTTCGACTGTCTGCACCCCGGCGACGTCCTCGGCGTGGGCCCCCGAAACGGAGGGCCCGGACATGCGATCATGGTCGGAGACAGGCCCAACACGCTGATTCACTGTGTTCAAAACTCCGGCGTTCACTACACCGGAGTCGGCCTGCTCCAGGACTACCAAGAGTTGAAGCACGTCTACCGGTGCGCCGACCCCGGCATCTGGCTGGAGGTACCCGATGCCTATTGATCCGGCAACAAAACTAGCCATCGCGATCGGAGGTAGGATCCTCTCAGGGCTGCTCTTTCAAAAGAAAGCCGAAGACTCCTTCGACGACACGCCGACGACCTTGGCGGCCCTGGGCTCCTACATCCCTCTGGTGCTAGGTGCTGGACGGGTGGGCCCTATTCATCCCTGGTGGGGGGCACGCACCACTAAAACGGAACCCATCAAGGCCAGCGGTAAAGGATTCGGTGCCGGCTCAGGCGGCACGTCCACGATCTACTACGAAGAAGGAGTGCATGTCCTAGGGGTGGGCCCTGGGCGGGCGCTTCGTAGGATCATCACGCAAGGCGAGACTATCTTCGAAGGCCCTCTGTCTCCTTCGACTTTTCCTTCAGGGTCTGAGATCAACCTAGGGACAGAGGGAAGGTTTCAGATCTATTGGGGGCTTGAGGACGACCCTATCGACACGTGGCTGGCCGACTCCAGCAGGCTCGGCGTTGCCTCTCGATGGCCATTCATGTTCCGCATCAACTGGCTTGAGCGCCGGTTGGGTCAAGTAGCTCAATGGCCGGTGACGGACTACGAGGTAGAGGTCGAACCGACCAACTACTCGTCGAATCTGTCCCTAGAGAACGCGTGGTTTGAAGGCCAACCAGTCGCTAAGCCGGACAAGGCCAAGGCTATAGCCGGTATCAGTACAGCGGCCAGCGCGTTCTACCTGAAGGGAGATCAGCTGGCCGATCTCGCCTCTCCGTCCAAAGTCATCATCAACGGCACGTCGAACACGGGCATTCCTACAGGAACGGAATACTCAGTGCTCTCGGTTAACCTCGTCGAGGCCAAAGACACCAACCTAGTCACGTCTGTATATCCGTGTAGCGGAGGTGCGACGTCAACTCAGTACACAGCAAACGCTGCGTTTGCTGCTTCTGAGATAGTAACCGAGATCAAGGTCGGGGCCAGTCTTCCCGTTAACCTCGTTGATCCGTTCGCTACGTGCTCGTTCAACGGTGACACGCCCAAGATCTCCAACACTTACGGGTCGCTAGTACCCGTCTCCGAGAACGACAGCAATGGAGCGAACCACGCCTACATGATCTCGCAGATACTGTTCTCGGACTTCCCGAACGGTATCGGGCTGGATGAGTCGCTCTGGAGCCTCGAATCCGTCAAGTCACTGTCTGACCTGGTTATCGCAGAAGGTATCCGAGGCCGCGTCAATGCGGAGACAGGGCAAACCGCTCAATCGGTGATTGACGAACTCCTACTCGATCTGGGCGTGCTCTGCCGACTCAACCCCGACTCGGGTCTGCTTGAGTTCAAGCCCATGCGTCCCGTGGACGAATCTGAGATCACGGACATTCCAGAGTCCGCCATTCAGGGAAACCTGGCCGAGATACGCAGCACGATCCTGGCCGCTCGGGTGAACCGTCGAGTTTTCACGTTCAAGAACAGGTACAGCAACTATAGAGACGAGCCCATCGTCATTGGAAACGATGGCCAGGCGGAACTGGCGAACTACGAAGGAGCGGATCGCACTTCTATCCCCTCTGTCGTCGACTTTGACTCTGCTGCGGTGATCGCCCAACGTCGATCAAAGGAGTATCTCGGGTCGCTCGACCAGCTGGCCCCGACTGTCGGGTACGAAGGTCGGCGCCTCCGCCCGGGTGACGTGATCCGAGTCCCCGGGTACCCTCTGCCCGCTTTGGTGCTCGAATCCACGCCCGATCCCAACGGCCCTGGGGCCGAGATCCTCGCTCAACCTGACGGGTACCTGGTGCCTACAGCCCCCTCGTCGCTCCAGGACCTGCTAGGGACCCCTTCTACGGTCGCCGCCTCCTCTGTGGCCCAAGCGAGGCTCTGGGAGCCGTCATCGTCCCTGACCGTCACCTCCGCAGGGGTCGAGGCCGTCCTGCTGTGGATCAGGGGGTCAACGACCACCTCGACGGCCCTCCTGAACCTGTCCCTGGGGGGTTTGAGCTACACTCCGATCGGTGCGGAGCCGAACTACGCTACCGGCGGCACCCTCTCGTCCCCCATCGCAGCCTCTGGGAGCGTCTCTGGCGTCTCCATCACCGTCGAGGGCCCCGACATCGCTCAGGTGCCTGATCTCACGGGAGACGCCACTGGAGCGGCTGCAGGCAAGCTCCTGGCAATCATCGACGAGGAGGTCTTCTTCTGCTCGGGGGTGAACGTCACGGGACTGGGGGCCGAGCTCCTAGGACTCGTTCGGGCCCAGGCGGGCACGAGCGAGGCTGCGCACGCAGCTGGAGCCCAGGTCTACCTTGTCGAGAACCAAAACTGGGTACCTCAGGTGAGCGCAGCTCTCCTGCAAAGCGGGCAGTCCGTCGCCGTGAAGGTCCAGCCTACGGGAGCCGGGGAGAGCCCCAGCCTTGACGAGATCACGGCCTTCGAGTTCACTCCGGCGTAGGCGCGAACCTCTAAGCCATTCGCCGACTTTCGTTCGTACTGTGTCGCAGCCCCGTACCATCGTGATCCCCTTGTTGGTACGGGGCTCTTTCATTCGAGACTCGGATACACCCGGCGCCCCGCCATCACAGGACGAGCCTCCCTCTTCCTGATCTCGGTGGCGAGCTTCTTGGTTCCCGGCATATCAACGACGAAGGCCACCACGGAACAAACGGCCTCGCAGTGGTCGCACTTGACTCGTCGAACTCGAGTGTAGTCTCCGGCGCGTAGTGTGTAGGAGTGACGTAGCGTGCCCTTGTCGCAGTGAGGGCAGCGAATTCCGCTGTGGTTGTCTGACATCGTCTACCGTGCGAGTCTGAGGCTTGCTCCGAGCGAGCGCGTAGGCTTCGCTCGGCGGGGAGAGTTGTTCTTCGAGACAAGGGGCTTGCAAGTCACCTTCGGGAAGAAGGCGTAGGCGACTGCCTCGGCCCGGTCGGGCGATTCCAGTCCCAAAGTGCGGTGCTCGTCCTTCGAGCGCACGCGCATCTTAGCCTCCGTGTCCGTCAGCTTGTAGACGCGGCCGATGAGTTGGTCGTGCAGCTTGTTGTCCACAGGCAAGAAGATGGCGCGTTCCTTGACCAGCATTCGCAACCAAAACCACGCTTCCGTGATCTTGTTGTCGAAGTCCCTGCTGCTCGACTTGCCGCCGTTGTGGAACTCGTGAACGCGCTTGCGGGCCCGGTGAATGTCGCGCAGCGCGCCGCCTCCCAGACCGCCGGAGTCGATGACGTACGTGCAGTCAATGTCTGGGATGTCCAACTCCCCCTGCATCTCCATGGCGAAGTCGATCACGTCCGCCGGCTCGGCGTGCATGAAAGTGCGAAGGGCGTACACCGACTGGCCTCGACGCAGGCAGATCACCGACTCGTCTCCGCCGAAGCGCGCGAGGTCGATGCCAAACTGCCAGTGCGTCCGCTGGCCGTCCATCGGGCGGTACATGCCCATCTCGGGGCGATCGTGTCCGATGCACTCCATGAGTGCGTCGGCGTCGATGATGGCCTCGGGGTTGCCTCGGGGGAACTCCCCCAGCACGCGCACGCGATAGACGTCACTCTCCCGACCGTACTCTCGAGCGAGCTTTTCTTGGTTCCGCTTGTCGGCGATGGGGCTCTCTTCCGCGTTCCAGTGGAACAGCTCCCACTCGTCGGCCTCCGGCCCGTAGAAGACCTTGTACATCTTGCAGGCGCGGAGGTTGGGGTTCCCCGCCGCGAAGAGGTAACTGTCGGCGTTTGAAAGCGTGCCTTGGCACTGCTCAACCATCTCATCCGACAGGCCCGACATCTCCTCCAGATAGACACTGAGAAGATGGTTGTGGAAGCCCTGCATGTTGCGATCGTTCGCCGACGTCGCGGTGATGACCCCCCACGTCTTCCGGCCGGCGAAGTCCATGCGGTCGTGCTTGATGTCGACCATGCGCTGGAACCACTTGGGCGCGGCTGCCAGCAGTCGGCGCGCTTCCCCCAGATACACGTCGCGGCACTGCCGGCCCGTGGGCGCGGTCACTAGCGTCTGCCCGTCCCTGCCTCTCAGAGGTCTCCAGAATCCCGAGAGCGCGACCATGAGGGTCGTGTTGTGGACGACGCAGTTGTTGGACACAAAGTTGCCGTAGGGAGGCACGGTCAGGTCGAACACGTCATTCAGCCCTTCTGATTCAAGGCTGACGATCTTCGACCATGCGATGTCTGTCCAGAACGGCAGTTCCTTGCCTAGCGCCTCGGCAACTTCCTCTACCTTCATCCGAGACACGGCTGCGGCAGAAGGACGGTAGCGAAGCCCGAACCGAGTTCGGGCCTCTGCAGCAGTCAACTCGAAGTGCTCAAGCAGTTGCTCGAACAGCTCACGATCCACAGGGAACGCATCAGCGTTGGGATTGCTCCGAACGTGCCACGACTCGGGGAACTCGCGCCCCTTAGACAAGCCGATGCGCTCCATCCAGGTTTTGACGTGAGGCCCGCTTACCGTCAGCACCCAAGCATCGAACTCCCCCGTTTGGCACTTGGCTTTCTTGTGCCGCTTACGTGCCACTATGTCGAAGCGTTGCAGGACCACGCGCAGGTCGTCGATCAGCCCCTCGCTGGCGAGTCCGCACTCCGGCCCTTGTTTGCCGTAGTAGCCGTCGCACGACCAAAACGCGTTCAAGAAGAGGGCCAACTGCCTGTCCTGCAGCTTGAAGATTTGCGGAGGCAGCCTACGCCCCTTGCTGAGCGCTCCCAGCAGACCGGCTTCTTGTAGCAGCGGTTTGCACGTAACACCTACCCGCAACGTGTCTGCTCGACTCCCCTCCTCGAAACGCGAGTAGGTGTGTCCCAGCCTGGCGATTGTTTGCTCGAACTCGTCGAAGAAGGGCCCTGGAAGGTGGGTCCACCTCACGCAGCTCTGGGTCAGCCCTCCGTCGGCCACCATCCCGGCGAGGAACACGACCTCGTCGTCCGAGAGCTTCGGGTCGACGGAGATCGAAGGCGGCGGCAGCTTCCGGCACGTAGCGATGTAGTCGCCTTCCTTCAGATCCTCGGCATGCACATAGCCTCTCGGCGTGAAGATCGGGTGGTCGAAGCTGGGGTGGATCACGTCCCCCAGCGCGTTTTCGAGTCGGTAGGTCTCCTTCTTGTTCGGCTGAGGTACTGGAGTCGCAGCAGCCGAAACCATGCGGTCTCCGTTGCTGTGGTCGCAGGCGGTTACTTTCGCGGGCAGATCAGGGGTCGCAAGGCTCATGCTCCCAGTGTGGGGATCGAAGATCCTGGGCGCAAATTCCTTTCCTGCCCTTTGGCACTTGCCCGTGCCTTGTCCCGATCGGATCGCCGCGCGCTTCTTCCGGTGCCTAGGAGCATAGTGGTGCTCCATCTCCACGAAGTCCACCAGCTCTTCTTGCTGGTGCGTGGGCTTGAGCTGGAAGAGGTCGAGAATCGGCCGAGGGCTCTTCTGGATTGCCTTGAAGAGTCCCGAGTAGTCCGCACCGATGACAGCGCGGGTGAGCGGTGCTACAGGCCTCACGAACCGTTGGCGTAGTCTACGTGGAAGATGTGCTCATGCTGCTCGAAGAGATGCTGCAGTTGAGCTTGACCTGCAGAAATGACCATCTGGTCGGCTGCGCTTACGTTGTCCTCTTCCTTGAAGGTGACGCTCAGGTAGAGCATCCCCTTGCCCGTCTTGCCGATCTTGTAGACCCACGCTTCTCCTACGTCGGTCGCTTCGTAGACGGTCCTTAGATCACTCGACTCGTGCATCTCCGAAGTGACCAGGCGCGCCTTTCCTTCCTTGTCGATCTCGTTGAGGAGGTGGGCGTACTGGTTGTCCACGGGGCGGCGTTGCCACATCTCCCGCACGCTGTCTGCCTTACGCTCGAAGCTCTCGTGGATGATCGAGGTGTACATATGGTCCGCGATCGAGAGAGGCCCCCCGCCGTTGTGGGCTCGCAGGACCATGGCTCGGGAGGCTTTCGTCGCCCGCTCTATGTGCTGCAGGGTGTCGAGCACTTCGACGACCGCGCGCAGCACCTCGCTCTCGTGCGCGATGGCGGCCCTCTTATCCTTGAGTGCCGTTCGGGCGGAAAGCCAAGCACTCACCTTCTTGTAGATGAAGGCTGCGAAGGAAGCGAGAGTACCTGTCGAGATCAGGACTCCTAGGACAGAATCCTTGGACAGCGTCAGGTACTCCCACATCGTAAGACTACCGGGCGGGCGGGAAGACTTGCTGTGCGGCGGTCACATCGGCTTGGTGGCGAAGCAGGGTGTCGGCCCAGTCTTCGCCTTCTCTCTGGGTGGTGGTGACCGATCGGGTGTTGCCGTTTTGGTCGGTCCAGGTGGTGGTGATGGTCTGCATTTCGGGTTCTGAGAGGAGAATGCTGGAGAGGGTTTCTCGGTTGCTTCGGATCTCTGTAAGGAGGTCCGAACGCTCAGAATACCCGTATGCCGTCAGTAAAGAAAAGAAGGCGATGAACCACACCGAGGCGGTGCTGCTGCTGCCCTTTTGCTTTGGCTCTTGCAAGATAATCCTCGTGGGGTCGAGGGCATCCCGTAAGAGTCGAGACGCCGCCGCCTGTTATCCACGGGAGCGGCGTCTCAGGTTTCAACAAGCCATGGTTTTTCGCTCGTCTTCCCTAGGGAATGTACGGTGTTCGATTCCCTAGTGTCTACCCCTAGGACATCGGGGGCTGACCTGTGGTGCCCGGGGGCGGGGGCACGAAGGGGGCGGGGGTCGCGCCGAAGGGGGAGGCTTGCTGCAGCAGGGCCAGCTTCTCGTTGAAGCGCCTCTCAGCCTCGCTGATGGCCGCGACGGCTGACTTCTGCCCCTCGGCCTCCAAGTCCTGTCGACGCGTCTGGTCGCGCTTGGCCATGGTGTAGCGGTGCGCGCCTACGCCGGCCACGCCTGCGCCTCCTAGGACCATTCCGATCAGCTCGAGCCAGCCGCTGGGACCCTCGGCGAGCTTCTGGCCTACCTGGGCTGTCTGGGTGGCGACGCCCTCGACGCGCTGGGTGATCTCCTGGACCTTGGTTTCAACCGCGTCTCCGATGGCGTCGATGGCGTCGTCGACAGCCACCTTGGAGGCTTCCGCTTCCCTGGCGATCGAGGCCTGCAGCTCCTCCTGCAGATTAGCGATGCGCTCGTCGCGCTCCAGGAGTTCCTCGGAGGTTGCGCCGAGCAGGGCCGCGTCGTGACGGTCGAGCCGCTCCTCTAGAAGTTCCTCTTGCTTCGCTTCGATGGTGGCGAGGCTCTGGTCGAACTGGGTCGTGAGGTCTTGGACCTCGGAGGCCAGGGCCGCGTTGATGTCGCGCAAATCGCCGGTCGTGGCGACGCAGGAGCTTGCTCCGCAGACGAGAAGCAGCAGAAGGAAGGCGTGTTTGAAGATGGGCATGGTTGGGTGTGGTCGAGGGCTAGTCGTTGAGTTCTTGGTTCTCGAAGGAACGGCGCTGTCGTTGCTCGTAGGCGTCGAGCTGTGCTTGGCCTTCCTCCGAGATGATGTCTTGGGGGACGTCCGAGGGTCGGACGGGGATGACCTTGGTCTCGGGCATGTCTGCGACGATGTCTTCTTCGGTATCGACTTCGTCGATGATGATGGTCTTAGTCAAGTCACCCGGGTCCGTGGGGCTGTCCCACTCTTCGATTAAGAAATCTCGGGAGTCGATTGCTTGGTCGATAGTTTCTTTGTGTCGGTCCCACTCTTTGTTGCCGTCGCCGAAGGTGTCATCGCAGCCCTTGAGTCGAATGACACAGACGGGCCCTTCCTTCGGCACGCCGGCAAGCTGGTTGGCCGGCGCGTCGGGCCAGTACCGAATGACGTAGGTCTTGAGCATGTCGACGTCTCGTGCATAGACGAGAGATCGGACCATCTCCTTTGCTTCGGAGACGCTAGGGGCGATGACGATGAAGGATGAGGTGTAAGTCATACCGCGTCCCCTCCTGTCGGGAGGAACTGCTGTTGGTTGCCCGTTGGGTAGAACGGGCTGAGGTCGAATGAAGGGTCCGTGGATGCGAAGGCGTGGACGAGGCGTAGAAGCCCCGCCTTGAAGCCTTCCTGTTTCGTGCGGGTGGGGAGATCGGCACCGTTGCCCATGAAGGCCCGCACGAAGTTGACGACGTCGAGGCCGGCGAGCCCCTTACCCGCTGCGGTCGCTTGCACCACGCCCGAATTGAGCACGGTGTAGCTCCCCGCGAGATCACTCGTCTGGATCTCCGCTGTCAGGTTGACGATCATCGAGTCGAGGGTGTCGTTGTCCTCAGGCACGATGAAGGTGAGGTGGGGCTCGGCCATAGTTCGATCGGACCTCTATTTCAGTTCCCGCCGGGGAGGAAACTCGCGACGAACTGCTCGATGCCCTTGTTGGGGGTGCTGTCGGCGTCGATGTTGAGGTCGTGGCCGTAGTTGTCGTTGATGAAGGCGTGGAAGTTGTACCCCGCCGCGCTTCCGTCGTTCTGCTGCAGGTAGGTGGTGAGGTCCTGCTTGAGGTGACTGGCCGCGCTCTCGAACGGGACGAGAGTGCCGTCTTCCATGACGATGTTGTCATCGTCTTGGTGGTCACGCGGAAGGGCGCGAAGGAGCATCGTGAGACCGGCGAGTTGGATGGCTTCTGCGTTCATAGTTTGGTTGGGCTACTGTTGAGGGGTTCGCTTAGCGGAGGTGTCGATCGAGCGCCCCTTCCATGCGGTGCGGTCGATCGGTTCGTCGATTAGACCATCCTCGCCCTCGGGGGCGTTGATGAGGTCTTGGTGGGCCTCTCCAGCTGCTGCGAGAGCTTCTTGATTCTCGTCAGCGGGACTGTGTTGGGCCAGGCCAAGGATACGGCTTGCCTGGGTCGAGGCCATGATTAGGGCCCTGTAATCCCCGTTGTCGGCTGCCTCTTGCCCCGCATGGTCCAGGAGTCGGAGGTGGGTTGAGCGCTCCACCTCGATATCCACCGGTCGCATCGAGGCCCCCCAGGCCTTGGCCGTTGCCGTGATCGATGTTGCCTCGTAGGTCGACATCGAGTAGCGCTTGATGAGCCACCGACGGAGACCGTCCTCCGTTCGGCGGATGATCGCCTCCGCACAGTCCGTCAGGAACTCCTGCTCGAACTCGAGAATCTCCTCATAGCTCGGGTAAACGTCAGCTACGTGCTCGTACGCCTCCTGAGAGTAGTACGGGTGATCGGGCAGCAAGTGGAACGGGGAGATCCTGTAGATGCCCGCCTTGAGAGATTCCTTCGTCGGTGCGTCGAGCCCGAGGCTCCTAACCGCCGCGTGCATGAGGTGACAGAACGCCTCGCGGTGCGTCGCCTTCGAGTCCAGGGGATCGGGGGGCGACACGAAGAATCCCGCGCCGAACCGGTGCATTATCCGATGCGTCGTCGGAAGCCCCGGTGTGCTCAGGTTGAGCTGCGCGCTCGGCCTCCGAGGCAATTCGACACCCCACGGACCCATCGGCTTTCCGAAGCAGGGGTTGTTCGGCAGCTTGGCGAGAGTGTCGCAGGAGAAGATAAAGGCCTCGCCTGGTTGAGCCCACCCCGACGCTTGCAGAGCCCAGCGAGCGTACCGCCACGCCAAGAAGACCGCTCGAGAGTGCGCGTCCCCCTCAGCCATGTCACGGACGCTCAGCGCCCGGGAGATCTGATGTGCCGCCTCCCTCACCACGGAGGACTTACGGCGAGAGATCGGCGCCTCTTCACGAGCGAAGGCGAACGTGTCCCCCAGGGCATCGAGCTCATCGTTGGAGTGGTTGTCGAAAGGCATTCTCGCGTGTCTAACGCCTAGTGGCCAGAGAAGCAAGAGTCAAGAGAAAGGTTGACGCCCTGGGTCCCGAAAGGTTTACACCTAAATAGAAGGAAATAGATGCAGAAATAGAGATACGGAAATAGAACGGAAATAGAGGCTTGGAGAAAAAACGAGGGTTCGTCCGGAAATAGAACGGAAATGAAGGAATCGAGCACGTCTCGGAAATAGAACGGAAATAGAGGCTCGGAGAAAAATGGGGGTTTGATTTTTTGTTGGTAGGGTGGGCCGGGGCGGGTAAGCACTGCGTAAAGACAACTATCGTCACCACGATTATCGTCACCACATCCATCGGCACCCCAACCATCCGCCCCACAACGTCCGTTGTCCCGACCATCCGCACGCCGCGCATCGGGGCTCAACTACAGTAGCGCACTATAGATACGCCCCGTAGGGTATACCCTTACAGAACCCGGCGGGGCGGTCGACTTAGTAACGTTCTAATAGCTGGGAATAGTCTCCTACTAATGCATGTTAGCGCATTGTATGGGAGCATGCATAAATATGCACGATATGCACCGTGGAACATCATAATTATGCATATGTTCCACGGAACTTTCCCGGCACTCCGACGGCACCTTGACACCCAAGCCATTTCGCCTCCGCCGCCTAAACCCTTACGACCACGTCACTTACGACACTTTATGCATCCATACCAGAAGAAAAAAAGGGGCGATTCCTCAGTAAAACAATAGTACCCTACTAAGTACCTCCCAGAACTTAAGGAATAGCGGACCCCCTCTGGAAGCCTACCTGTTTTTCTAGCATATCCCCTGGTCTCCAAACGACTTACGGCGAATCACCCTCGAGGGGTTTGCGAAGAAACCTAAGATAGTTGGCAACTATTGCCGCTTCCGGCCGTTATAGTGTGTGTGCGAGCGGCGCGCGTCGCTCCCTCCCTCCCTCCTATCCCACCGATCCGATGAACACCTATAACCTGACGCTCCCGTTCCACGACAACCGGCGCACCCTCAAGGTTACGATCGAGTCCGACCCTTACGACGACAGCGCCGAGCTCTTGGGCGCTTGCCACTACACGTTGAGCACGCCCGACACGTCCAGGACCGGCAAAGGTGCGCTACGTGCGTTCTTCCCTTGGCGCTTGTCTCAGCAAGCCGTAGGCGGAAGCGAAGTCGTCTCGGCCCTGTGCGGGGAGGACTACCTGAACGGGTCCGAGGATCTGAGAAGGACCCATACCGCAAGGTACCTAGCCGAGGAAGTCCAGCACCTAGACCGGGGCGACGAATGGGAGTTCTCCAGCGCTGACGGGCTGATTGCCTTACTCGCGATCTTCGAAGACGTGGACGACGCGCCAGGCAGGGTCCAGATCCCCGAGACCCTGGAGCTACACGTAGAAACAACCAACGCGGTTTGGTTCTTCCACGACTTGGCGCACTCGCGGTCCTTGGCGCACTGCGACGACGCAGACCCCACCGAGCGCACGGTCTACTTCAACCCGAACGATGCTAACGAGGAAGCCAGCGCACACAACAAGGGAGCACTGGAAGCACTCAAGCACGGCATCGACCCGGCCGAAGTGCTCCAGTGCTTGACCGATGCCAAGTTCGCCCGCGAGTTCCAGGAACGCTTCGGGGGACCGTTCGACCCGAGCCCGTTCTTCTCTCAAGTCGAAGTGTCTCTCAAAGCCTAGCCCTTACCCTCCACCCTCACACTCCATCCCTACCGATCCGATGACCGATCAATCCTCCTGGACCCTCACCGACACCTCGCGCGACGAGCAAGGCACGACCATCCGGGCCTACGTCCAATCCACGACCCAAACAAAAGGCACGGTCGAGTTCACGCTACATCCGGGCATGTCCGAGGTGTTCGACCCCGACAAGCGCCTAGCCGACCCCAACGCCCCCAACAACGGCGCACGCTTCCGCGAGGCGTGGCCCTATCCCGAGGTCAATATCCAGATCGAAGCGACGCTACCGAAGCGCTCCGGCGACGTGGAGCTGGAAACCTACCGACGCATTGATCCGTCAGGGCGACACCACGTCAGGCCCGAGTATCAAAAGGAAAAGGGGCAGTGGGCATCCCAGTATGGCTCGGACTTCGACCACTTCACCGACGCCGAAGAGCGCTTTATCAACGTAGCCGTTGATGGGTTGTGCCACTGGCTCAACGACACGCCCGAAGGCCAGGAGCTAGGCGCCGACTTACGTAAGGAGTGCGCCGCCTACGGCAAGCAACAAGCGCTATCCAAGGTGGACGGTCTGCGCGAAGCGCTGGCTAGGGCCGCGAAGGCCGCCGAGGCTTGGGTCGACCACTGCGAGCTGGAAGCCTGGGACAACTAGAAACACGATATCGAGGGCGGCTCTAGGGCCGCGTTCGGTGGGAGCCTCCCGTGGGGACGCGGGAGGTAAATCGCCGGGACCTAGGAGACCCCGGCAGCTAGGCGAGAGTACGCACTCGCCCGGCGAAACCGAGGGGGCACAACAAGCGTCGCCCCCTCGGTCGCACGGTCGCCCCGTGCCTGACGAGCCCTCCCGGGGTCGCACCCTGGAACCCCTTACCCTTACCCTCCAAGCATGGACACCGAGCAATCCGAAGCGCCCGACATCGACCTAGGGCCCTGGACCGAGCGCACCCTCGCGCTATCAACGGCGCACTGGCCTGGTTTGGGGACGTGCGAAGCACTACAGACCACGCTAGGGCCGGCCTACAAGCCCCACGATTACGGGGGGCGCGTACTCGTCGGAGCTTTCGACGGCACCGAGAAGTGTCTAGACAAGCTGCCCGGACCCGTCGCCGCGATCATCAAAGAGGCACACGCTCAAGGCTTTCGGTGGGTTGACTTCGACGCGGACGCGGACGTCTGCCCCGCGTTCCCCACCTTTGACTGGTGACACGATGAAACCCGTAGGACCCGACCCCGACCCTCTGATCGAGTGGGCACCCGTAGCCGAAGAACTCAAAGACGCCGACGCCGCCCTAACTCGATCCCTTATCCGTATGTCGGTCCTAGCCTTCGCCGCAGGGGCGTGCTTCGGCTTCGGAGCAGCTTGGGCACTCAAGGCCCTAGGACTCGCGTTGTGAGGGTCCGAGCTCAGACGAAAATACCGGGGGAGGTTAGAGACCTTCCGGTAATCGACCGAGAGCCGCTCGCCCCGATTCTTGTGCCTATAGACGTGACAGGTCTAGAAGCACGCCTAGTGGTGCTCTTTCGGGCCTCGATGACGCCACGCACGCCCAAACGACGCAAGCGCCTAGGCGGGCGCTTGGTACCCCTCAAGAACCGCGCGGGCTCGAACGCTCGCAAACGCAGGAGAATCACCCGTGCCTGACTACTGGATCACGATAGAGCACTCGAACGGTAAGACGCTAATGTCCGACGGCAGGGTGATCGACCACTACAAGATCGCTGCGGACGACAACGCCGAAGCCACGGACGCAGCCCGGAAGATCGTTCAAACCGTGGCCAACGAGGCCCCTGATTACGTCGCGCGTTATAGAGGAGAGCGAATCGAGATTGACTCACCATTCACCCTCACCGTCACCACCAAAGACCCCAACGCCAAATGAACCAAGCACATCCCAAAACCCCCGAACACTTAAAGGGCCTAATCTCCGAGCAGCTCGAGGTTGACGACTGGTTCAAGGTCAGGAAGGGGGAGCTCTTCCACCGCGCCGACCTGAACCGCAGGCTTTCGGATATCCGACACCTAACGCGCATCCTAGACAACGGGGTAGAGAACGGCTCGCTCCAACGCATGTACGTCACCGAGCACGACCCCAGCAACCGCAAGCCCGGAGCTTACTATGGAGCCGTATAAGGTTCTGGAGGGTGAGATTGTCTGGATCGTCACCGAGGCCGAGCTACCTACCACGCGCCGAGGCTTGAACTCAAACCACGTCAAGGGCTTGCTGAGTAACTCGACCGTCGACTACGGTTTCGTACACGCGTTCGCGCTGGGCTCCTTAGACAACCACGTCGTGATCTACGAGAAGGCCAAGGAAGACGGCGAGGTCCAGGTGTATTCCTCCGGTTGCGCGATCTACCTCGACAAGGAAGGCACCACCATCGGCCTAGGTGTTCACATGCCCACCATGATCCGCAATCGTACCGAGATGGCCGAGAGACTCGCGGCCAAGTACGGCAAGCAAATCACCGAAGCCTCGGAGGGCTAAGTCATGGGCACCCTATACGCAAGGATGCCCGAAGGGCAGACATTCGAGTTTAGGCACCCAGACGGCACCACCCGCCAGCTAGTGGCCATCACACGCCCGTCTAGAGGCCCGGCAGAGTATCGCTTTGCCGATGGCACGTCCGAGCGCATCCCTGGCTCTGATATGGCCTGCGCCGTGTACCACAGTATCTGCGCTATCGAAGAAGACGCGATCGAAGCCAAACGACGGACTAGAATCGCAATGCTGTCCCCATACAACGCATTCGAGGCCATGCTTGACGGAACGCCCGACGACGAAGTGCGCGAGTACGTGTTACACGGCGACTTCCTCAAAGACCTAGCCGAAGAGCTGAAGGAGAGCACCAATGCAAGTTGAATGGCACCGCGACGGCCTCCACTTCACCGCCGACGTCTTCGATGAAGACTGGGGCGAGGAGGGCAAGAACTACGAGGTCGAGAACATCACGGCCGAGCTGGACATCGAGCCCCAGGACGATGCGAACATGCAGCGTGTTTGCGAGTGGTGGGGCATTGACTTAGTGTCCAGCCCTGCCGGACTCGTCGAACGCTTCCGAGACACGCTCAAAGAGGAAGCCATTGAGCGCTTCCAGAAGGCGAACCGATGACACCCGCCCAAACCGTCGCCAACGGCCTACGCCTAGGGGGCCTTCTCGTCCTAGGCTACGTGTTCCTGACCCTCTGCCTGCTGTAACGATGACCCAACCTCAAGATCCCGAAATCCCGATCGACCTTCCTCGCCTCAAGTTCTCCGAGCTGCCGGAAGAGTTGAAGACCCAGGTGACCAAGGACGCCGTAAAGCGCTCCACGAAGCAAATTGAAGCCATGTGGAAGTTCACTCTTCGCTTTGTCTGCATCGCCGCCGTTCTAACAGTGGCCGGTTGCACGGCTGGCGTGATTGGCTGGGGTACCGGTCTCTGGTAGGAGACACCCCTTGACACCCAACCCTAGAAGCGCCTAGGCTTCTAGCACCCACCTGGAGCGATCCAGGGAGACCCTTACCCCACTGAACCATGTCGAGCATGACCAGGACCGAGGCCGTTACCGTCCTCGCCCTCCCCAAAACGTACAGCGAAGCGAAGCGCAAGGCAGCGCGCGGACTCATCCTCCCGGGGGACTATGAGTTCGATACGACTCTCCGAGTGGTAGGAGAGATGAAGGTAGGCAAGGACCACACGCGCAAACAGGAAACGAGCGCGGACCCTTGGGCTTTGTTGGCCGATGCGGTGAGCGCGCTGGCGTCGCAGGTATACGGCGACGATCAGACGATCCTTGAAGAGCTGGTGAGCACGCACAACAAGCGCTCCCGCGCTCAACGCGCCGCGCGCGGCAGTCGCATCCAGGCGGAAGCCAAGGGTCTCTACAAGGCGACCAACCCGCCGGAAGAGCTGATCGTCAAAGGTCGCGTGAGCGTCAAGGCGTTCGTCGAGATCAAGAAGTCGGAGGCTCGCTAGTCATGGGACTTTGGAACCGAATCTTTGGCGGGCTGTGGCCGAAGGAAAAGCCTCTGACGATCAAGAAGGTGGGAGCATTCCAAACTACCTGCCCTTGCAATCGCTGCGGGTTCGCAGGCTACGTGAGATCGAACTGGCTGACAGGACAAATGATCGACAGGACGTATTCTCAAGACCCTTGCCCCCACTGTGGGGGGCACCTTGAGTACGAAGGACTCGTTATCCGCCTGGTTGTTTTTTCAAACGGAGAGGTCGGATACCAGCGCCAAGACGGCGAAGCGTTCGCGGGCTCAGCCATCCGATTGAACTCAGAGGAGAAGAGAACCAAAGGAGAGTTGCGGTGAGTGACCAACCCGACTACCTGGAAGGCGAGGTCGAGATCCTCGACGCCCTCATTGACCTGTACCCCGTCCCGGCTCCTGAGTGGAGCGACGACGAGTGGGAGCTTCGCATGTACCGCGCGGTGGTGCGGGCTTACATGTTCTACGATAACACCCGGGGCAAGGTGGGCTACGACAATTGGTCCGTCCTCGAAGACATCTTGAACCGCTGGCTGGCAGCCAGGCTCTCCCGCGTCACCATGCACCAGGCTTTCGGCAACAGCGCCCGCTACTTGAAGCGCTACTACGAGCGCTTCCCTCACCTGCAAGGAGGGTGCTAGTCATGGGAGATCAAACGAAAGCCCAGGGGAGCGCCGACCGCGCCGAGGAGAAGGGATGGAAGCCTTCTTTAAGGCTGGGAATACAAGTTCTCGAAAGTGCAAAGGCGGCGATCGCTGCAGCCTTCCCGCCTGACTCTGACAACCCTTCAAGCGCAGTCGATACAGCCTTGGCCGCGATGCGTTTGGAGGTTGAGGAGCGCTTCGCCGAGCGCGAGGCCCAGGAGGCCGAACTTAGGCTGACATCCACCGAAGTCAGCGACATGCTGGAGGCTCAAGCGGAGGCTCAAGCGGAGGCGGCTGACCTGAATGCCGCAGTTGACGGGCTCTGCGAGGAACTGAATCAATCAGAGACCGAGCTGGCGCAATGGCGTCACGAAGCGTCCCGATGCTGCGCTGGGTTCGTGCCGACTAAGGTTCCCGATGAGGAAGTCCGGCCGAGCATCCTTCGGGAGATCCGCGAGGGGCTCCAGGGGCTTACCAAGTCGCGGGACGCGAACCTCACGCACGCGACGGAGTTGAGGGCCGAGCTGGAGCGGCTGCGGAAGCGCCTGTTCGAGATTCGTTATGCTGCCGAGCACGCGGCCAACCCTCGCCCGGGAGAAACCGTCGCGCAGTCGATGGAGCGATCCTTGCTGTCGATTCGGGAGTTGGCCCAAGGCATCAAGCCCCAGCCCCAGGAGGCCAGCGAAGGCCAGGGGGAAACTGATGCCTGACCAACGAGGACTGATCGCCAAATTTAGGGTGCAACGAGTCGATGGCTCGGACGCCCCCGGCGGCAAGCATGACGGGTGCGGATACTTCGTGCTCGACCTGACGCACGACAGGCACGCGATCCCGGCGCTTCGCGCCTATGCCGAGGACTGCGCAGAGGAGCGGCCCGCGCTTTCCGCGGACCTTATGCGGATCATTCGGGAGGCCAGCGAAGGCCGGGAGGGCATCAATGTCTGACTCCTGGAAAGACGCAACCTCTTACAGGCGGGGCCAAGAAAGGACGCCGACTTGGTGGGAAATCGAAGGCAGCAGCTGGAAGGTCTCCGTTGGCAATCGACATGTCCACATGGACCCTTGCCCATGGATCCTCAGCGCCTGGGTCGTCCCTATGGACCTGCACGTAATCGGCCCGGTCGACGACTTGACCGAAGCGGAGGCAAAAGCCGTGGGAGCGCAGACTGTTGCCAACAGGCTTCGCCGCATGGCCGACGAGATCGAGGAGGCTGCTGGCTTGGAGAACAACAATGACTGACCACAATAAGACCGGCCCTGCCTTGTTCCTCGGGTGCGTGGTGCTCGTTGTGTGTGTCGCTGTCGCCTTTCCCCCCGGCAACACTCAAAGGTCTATCACTCCCGATCAAGTCTGGGTCTCCACGCTGGAGCCGGACTCGATCAAGGGGCCTATCGCCCAGCGCGACCCTTCCCGGCTTGGCAGTCGTCGGGTTGGTGGCCGTGTTGAGTGGCTCGGGGAGTGGGGCGGCCAGTGGTTCTTCATCCCCGAGTACGAATGGATCGAATATCGCGGGCTCCTCGCCTGCGTCCCTGAAGGCTACGAGTACCAGAGAGGTGAAGAGCAATGAGTGACCAACTGACCGACGAGCAACTGATCGCCAACGGGCGCGACGCACACGCAGATGTTCAAGCGAAGGCCGCCCCTGCGTTGGCCGCCCGCCTGGAGACTTTGATTGCGGAGCGGGACGAGGCAGAAGCGGGCTGGGGTCGTGTGAACTCTAAGCGCTCGCGAGAGCTCCAGGAGGACGGCGATACGCTCGCGGAGCTGAAAGCCGCCGAGGCCGAGTTTGAGCGCCGCCAAGCGCTCTGGACTAAGCTTTCGTTTGCGATTAGCCGCCGCAGCACCAAGGCAATCCGAGACCGCTACAAGGGGAACACACCCGAGTGGATCAACGGTGAGACCGACGAGCTGACGGTGATCTTCGACGACTTGGAAGCCGCCGAGGCCCGCCTGGAGGCCGTGATCGCGGAGCGGGACAAGTTGGAGTTGGTAAATCGAGGCCGCAAGGCCGCGACCTCTGCATCGCTTGAGGCTCTGGGGGCCGCAACCGCCCGCGCCGAAGCCGCCGAGGCCCGCGTGGCCGAGCTGGAAACACCACCGGAGGAATCGAAGGATCGTTGGCAGGCGCTACTGGATGCCCTTGCTGGGTTCGAGGGCAAGTCCGAGGTGCTTGGGCATGTCCACAACCTCCGGGCGACCGAGAGGGAAAGCCAGTGGGTCACGTTGGACGACGTTACCTACGCACCGCACGGCATCGAGCGCTTGGTTCGGGAGCTGCGCGCCCGCGTTGCCGAGCTGGGCGAGAAGATGGAGTGCGGCCACGCCAAGCGCTTCCATGAGGAGACCTTCGACGAGAGCGTCCCTAACGCTGAGCCGTCCGAGTGGTGCGTCTACTGCGAATGGGAGCGCGACCACGCTCGGCGCTACGAATTGGAGGCCGAGGCTCTGCGCTTCTACAAGGCAGACGGCACGTTCGAGGAGCTGGAGAGCGCCGAGGCGGTGATTAAGAAGCGCAAGGCGGCGGCGTTTGAGATGGCCGACTTGCAGCGCTGGAAGCGCGAGGCGCTGACCGTGCTCGACCGCTGGGGAGAGGTCGCGAAGCTAGTGCCGTGGCGGGCTGGCGAGAGCAAGGCCAGGGCCGCACTCGCTGAGGTGCAGCGCCTCCGGGACCGCGTGGCCGAGCTGGAGGACGACCGCAAGCGCCTGGCCCTGACGGTCGCCTACCTACACCACGCGATCCCCAAGGGCGCGTGGGGGGACATGCAATGCGACACCTGCGGCGACTCCGCGTTCCTCTCCAGCGATGGCCTCTACGGAGACGGCGCACCCGGGCTTTGTGGCTGCGGGGGTCGGATCAGCGCGGATGGCGAGCGCGCCAGGCAGTGTGATAGTGTAGAGGCGCACAGCGATGATTTTCATGAGGTCCAGGCGTGGGCGTGGGCGGCAGTACGCGAGGAAGGCTATGCGGTTCGATTGACAGAGCCCGGCGGCTGGCAGCCGATCGAGACGGCGCCGAGGGACGGGAACCGTTGGCTCTGTTCTTTGATTGACGACCGGTTCCCCGGAATGTCCATCGTGTTTTGGGACGACCGCATCGATGCTTGGTCAGACAAGTGGGGGAATGCGATCACTAGCGCGCGCGGCCTGTACGTCCGGCCCCTCCCCCCGCCCCCTGCGGGCGCTGAGAGCGGGGAGGTGGAAGATGCCGAGTAGTTGGGACATCAAGGTCTCGCGCTGGGAGGACCGGGACACCGGGCGCGTGAGCTGGGGCGCCTACTCGATGCGAGGACACGGCGCCTACATGAGCGTCTGGGAAAGCAATAAGGACGTGGAAACGCTCTACGGGCCTTATCACGTCACGAGCGAGGAAGCGTCTACGCTGGCGCAGGCAAAGGCCGTGGCGATCAGACGGGCGCTTGCTGAGAGGGCCTCCGCCCCTGCGGGGGCTGAGGGCGGGGAGGCGGGCCAGTGAACAACCCGAAGGAACTCACTCGGTTCGAGAAGAACGTCTATCGTCGGTGGGACGAGCCTGCCATCAAGCTAGGTCCGTTGGTCGAGGTGTACCTCTCCAGGGACGACGTCTGTTTTTTCCTGCTGTGGTGGTGCCTGGCTTTCGAAGTGAACTGGATCCCCCGGGAGCGTTCGTGCTTCCGCACGGATGCCAGCGCAAGGAGGTTCTGTGCGCTCTATGTCGGGCCTATTGGCTTCATGGCGCTTAGGCCCTGGTACGGCAGGGCCATCCGATCGCAGCGCTGGCAGAAAGACCCGAGGCCGGTGGAAAGGGCTGAGCCCACCGCCCCCTCCGGGGCGCAGGGCGAGGGGGGAACGTCCTAGCCATGCGTTTACCGAAGAAGCCGAAGTTTTGGGCCCACCTTCGAGAGGTGTGGTGCTGGCCGAAATGGGTGCGAGTAGAAGTGCCCCAGGAGCTGATCGAGCCCGAGGCATCCCCGAACTACGTCTGGGCGGGTTGGAGGTGCGTTCGATGCGGGACTATCGCCTACACCTCGGCGCGGCAGTCGCCGTCTCCGACGGGGGTCCGCTCCGTGCGTATTTCGGCGACTCTGGACGATGAGGGGGGTGCGTCTTGAAGCCCCACCACAAACTCGCCATCGGCGCTGTTTGCTTTGCGCTCTTCAGCCTCGTACTTCAGGAAAACCAAGCACGTAAAGATCGACGAGAGATCCTCGAGTTGCGGGAGGAGATCCGTCGACTCAAGGAACAACAAGAGCAGGCACCTCCCCCTCTCCCCCGACCCGTCTACATTCGCGAAACATCACCCCTTACCCTCAACCCCGAAGGCATCGACTACAGAGCCGCAGGCATCAAATAACCATGGAAATCTGGATCAACCCCCCGCGCCTCCAAGAGGACACCTACGCGCTGACGAACAACCTGCTCGACGCATCGAGCGGCCCCCTCGCGTACGACTGGAACAACTACCGCCCCGAGCAGCCGCCTCGCAAGGTCGACCCGACCGAGGAAGCCTGCTACTACAGCTTCGGCAACCACGCAGGGGCACCGATGGAGGTCGATGTACGAGGAGTTGCCGTGATACTGCCCAAGGACTACGACACGCGCTTCTTGTCAGGAGGAAGCATCGACAACACGGAAGCGATGGCCTGGTTCATCCCCGAAGGTCACACGGTCGTAGCCTTTCGCCCTCGCCCGGGAATCGCCCCGGAGGTTCAGCCCGTGTTGGAGTTTGATCGAGACGAGGAGATCAACCACTTCTACGCTCAGTTCACCGGCTGCCGCTACCTGAACTGGACGCTGCCGATGATGCGAAGGGTGGAGATGAGCGAAGACCCCGAACATGAGCGCGGCATGTTGCCTGGAAGGGCCTGGGTTCCTTACCACTTGGAAGACTGCGAAGAGGTCGCAGCCCAAGGTGCATTCATCGTCGTCTGCGACATCGTCGAGATCCACAACGAGCTGCCCTGGAACACGGCACCTGCGGACTGGGAGGAGCAACGCGCGTTGTTCGATCGCACCAGGATCAAAACGGGAGGCAACCCTACGGCCTTCCCTTGGGACTATGACTGGGCAGACTGGTCCGACAGCGCGAGGGCCGACTTCAACAAGGTCAAGCGTAACCTCGCCGCACGCATGGGCCGCGTCGCCCAAGCTCTCGTCGCCAACGGTCAGAAGGAAGTCGTCATCGGAGGGCAGACCACCAGCGACGCCGACTACACCAAAAGCATCGCAGCTCAACAACTCGCCGATGTCACCGACCCCAAAGGCATCCGATATGCTCTCGGGGGCTACGTCGGGCACGGCGAGCATCTGAAGGCGCTTTACGACGACACAAGCAAGGGGTACGACCCCAAGGCTTTCCGCCAAGCAGCCGTCAAAGACATCGAGGCGATGTCACGCACTTGGAAGGCCATGCGCCTTTGGCTCGACGAGCGCTTCCCCGGCTACGCGATGCCCCTCGATCTCTACGAGACAGGCATTCATCCTCCCGGTGCAGGTGCCGGCATGGTCGACCCCAGGGCGCTTGAGCTCATGCAGAAGGCGCAGGACGACGGGACGCTCGAGGAAGTGCTGACCGCCCTGCTCAAGGAGGCAGAAGAGGCAGGCATCCAGCGTGTCGCTCTCTTCGAGGGCCCGCGCCCGCCGAAGCTCAACGACCCCGACCCGATGGGTCTGCGCTTCTTCCCGTTGCAGACGACCCACGCGCTCGACACTCCTCGGATGAAAACCCTGTCGCCGTTCCTGAAGGGCAAGGCGTCCGACCAACTCCAAGAGCTGGCCGACAACGCGACGGAGAAGGAGAGGTTCGACGAGTTCTTTCGACTGGTGGGGGCACGCTACCCGATGCTTGACGACCTCCTTTCCGCAGGAGCCGACATCATCGAAGAGAAGGCTCCCAACTACGCCGCCGATCTAATCCCCTGGCTTCGCCGCATGGTTGAATTGATGAGGGCAAAGCAGTGAGCAAGTTCGTCTTCCTTGTGTTCCTCTACAGGGGACTTGACACGACCCACCTTGCCGGCGTCTACTCCTCTCGATACCTGGCGATAGCTAGAGGCTTGGCTGTAGGCAAGGAACACGATCTACGCTGCGACTTCCTCCCCTACGGTACTGACGATCGCTTGACCGTGGCGGACTCCGAAGGCGTGTGCGACGACAGCCTAGTGTGCGTAGAACGACACCAAATCAACCAAGACATCGACTGACCATGAAGTACGAAATCAGCCACGAAGACGCGCAGCGTCTTGCCGACCTCGACCTCGCACTTGCCGCCAAGCTAATTGAGGCAGGCAACGCACGCATCGCGCTTCGAGAAGCATACTTCGAGGCATTGAAGCCCGTGCCCGAAGTGCCCGAAGTGCCCGAAGTGCCCGAAGTGCCCGAAGTGCCCGAAGTGCCCGAAGTGCCCGAAGTGCCCGAGGTGCCCGAGGTGCCCCCTCCGTTCGAGTGGTCCGAGCTTTCTGTGGCTTGGAGTGCCGACGAGTCGCCGAGCGACCTGGATGCCAAGGTACGTGAGGCCATGTCGGCAGACGTCAAGTACAACCGCCTAGTGGTCGAGCTTCAGCCAGGAGACCACTACGACTCGATCGACGTGTCCGGTCTGATGTTCTCCAAGAACGGCAAGAACTACTGCGGCGCGCTGTTGATGTTCGAGCGTGTGACGTTCCGTTATGACAAGGATGAAAACCTGGCTCCCTCTATCCTCGGGTTCTACGGTGAGGGTCCGATCGCGGAAGCGTCGATACATGCCTTTCACTTCGAAGGGATCTACCTGCACCGACCGAATGACGCCAAGGCGTGTATCTTGGTCAAGGACATGGTCTTGAGTTTGAAGCGATGCACTATCGTCGGGGACGCCTCAGGTATTTGCATGTGGGGTATTCATAGCTACCGAACGCCGATGGTGGTCTCGCACTGTGAGTTCTTCAACTTCCGCGAGCATGCGATCTACGCGCATCACTGCCCAGGCGCGAGTGTTGAGCGGAACACTGTTCGTGACTGTGGCCGCACGGCGTTCCAGTTCGCACGACGCGGAACCCAAAACGAGATGCCTGAGACGTCTTACAAGCACGACAAATTGCGCGTGGCACACAACAAGATCAGCCGAATCGGCCTCGACACCCCCAACGGTAACGGGTCGGCGATCACGTTCTACGGAGCCTCACGCGACGGTCGGATTGAGGTCAAAGGGAACGAGATCACGAATAGCTACAGCGGAGGCATCGCGATCCTTCCCGAGCCGGGCTGGAACGCCGTGAGCCAAGAGAACAAGCTCAACTGGGCAGTGGTCCTGGAATACGACGTCTACGACTTCAAGAAAGATGAGGGACTGTTCAGCGGCCCGGACGCAAGCGCCGCCAACTCCGCTTGGAAGAACCCGGACGCCAAGCACTGGCTGGCGTACCCTCCGGTGAGGTGGGTCAGCGAAGAGTACGCCATCAACGAGGCCCGCATCTTCGACAACACGATCGACGTGCAGACCAACCGTGCTGTTGTGGAGGTCTCGGGGGCTAGCACTCTCGAAACCGACGTCGAGCCCCACAAGCTCGTTGTGCCCTCCAAGTGGGCCACGGAGTCATGCCACCCGTTCGGCTCAACGAACGTCAGCCTGTTCTCCGGTCCCGGTGAGTCGGACGTTGAAGTGGGAGGGGGAGAGATTTGAAACGACGATCCTTCCTCCAAGCCGCCGCTGCAGGCATGGCATCGCTCGCGCTCTACGGAGCGCCTGCGCTTGCGTTGCGCGAACGGTCAGGCATCTTGCCTGTAGCTGCAGTCCCTCGAAAGCTGGTGTACTCCCTGACGTTCGATGAGTTCAATGAAGAGAACATGCGCCTCTTCTTGTTCGGATCCGATCCCGTAGATGCGGAAGCCGACGACACGACAGACGTCGATCTTCCCGTGTTGACCGTTCGTGAAATTCGGGTGCTTCCCGCCCACCGACCCGGAGACTCCATCCTGTGAACCCCATCCTCTTCCTCTCGACCGCTACGGCTCTCGCTTCGACGGGATCTCTGACGTGGTCCTTGCTTGCAGCCGGTACCTCGCTTGGGGTACTGTCGATCATCCGGGTCGCAGGCGCGGCCATCGAACGGTCCCCTCGCTAACCGACAACCCTTACCCTCACCCATGCTTCGAGAACCGAACCTCCTGACTCTGATCGCCTTGGCCACTTCCTCGGAGGTGCGACAGAGCAAGTGATCTCTCGCTGCGCTGCAGTGAGGGTAAGGGAGTGCGCCTAGCGCACTAGGAGGCCGGCAGGGGTGTCGGCCTCCACTTTCCTTGCCTTGTGAAACGATGGACTACCTTCCGGTCATTCCCCACATCAAGACGTACTCGGTGCCGAACGCCGATGTTGCTCGGGAGCAACAAGGGTTCACCATCGAAGAGGTTTTGTTCGGAGAGTGGGACTGCGACGCGCACTTCGCGACGTACTACCTGCAGAACGGTGTAGAGCGACTCTACGCTCGCATCCTCAAGCAGCCCGTCGCGAAGTACATCGAGGGCCCCCACAAGAACAAGCGCGGGTGGGGCCTGAGCGATTGGCGCAAGCACGACTTCGAAGCGATGATGGGCTTGATGGTCGTCGAGTACGACAACCCTAAGCACACTCCCTGGAAGGCAGCCAAGCAGGCACGCGGCGAACTCAACCGCCAGCTGGGAATCCTGGCGGAACACAACCTGACCCCGCGCTACAGCTACACCACCCGCGCTGGCGTCCGACACATCTGGGAGCTGGACGAGCCCCTGCCTGTGGACGACGGGGAGCAAGCCCTCTCCGGCCTGGTCGACTACCTGATCGACAACTGCGGCATCCCCATCGACCTGGGGTGCCTGGACTGGACCCGGTTCTTCCGGGCCCCCAATGCCCAGCGCGACGGAGCTCAGCTCGGAGACCAAGCGTGGTTCTCGTTCCTCGACCACGCCGAGAGCCACAACCAGCTGATCGGGGCCGCGCTCCCCCGGATCAACCCTAGGTGGCTCAGGGACAAGCACGACGAGTCCAAGTCAAAGAAGGCTGCGGGCCTCGCTCGCTCCCTAGCTGCGGGCCTCGCTGGACCTGCGGCCGCTTTGGACCTCGGAGACGCCCCGGACGACGAAACGGCCCTGGGGCTCGTCTGGAGCGGCGAGAGAGCCCGCCCCCTGACCCCCGTCGGGGAGGCCCTCCTGGAGAACGCCGGGCAGAGCACCCGAGCCCAGATCCTCCGGCACAAGGCCCCCGCGGCCGGCACCCGGGACACCGCCCTTATGTCGCTCATCGGAGCGATTTGCGGGGCTGCCGAGAAGGTGCCCGATGCGGAGGCCGAGCACGCCCTGGGGCTGATCCTGCCGATCACGGACCAGCTGGAGCCCGACCGGGACACCCCCGACTGGAAGCTCAGGGCCTGGAACATGATCGAGCGCCTCTGGGCGCGCACCGTGGAGCGCCGCGACGCGATCGAGCGCACCCGCAAGAAAGCCAAGGCCCAGTACGCGGTCACGAAGGGCGAGATCGAAGAGCGCCAGGACTCACTGTTCGACAGCTACCGTCGGAACAACCCCGAGATCACTCGGGACATGGACGACGACGACCTGACGGCACACCTGGCTTCAACGGCTGTCGTGGGCCGAGCGCCCAACGACTGCTACTTCCTGCTGCCCAACGGCGAATACTACCCCCACAAAAGCCACTGGTCCCGGTGCGTTACGCGAGTCGCGGAGACGGCCGAGCTTGCCGAGGTCGCCGAGAACTACGGGGTCTACATCGAGAGCCGAGGCGAGTACGTGCCTGCCGTCGAGCCCAAGCACTTCCACAGCCTGGGAGCGGCGGGACACATCGACAGCATCCACTACTCAGCCGCGCGAGCGAGCGGACTGTTCTACGATGAGGAGAGCGGCTTCACTCTCAGCCTGCCGATCCACCGGATTCGCACGGACATCCCAGCGGTGTTCCACGACGAAGTACACCAGTGGTTGGAAGCACTGTTCGAGGACGAGAGCGACGCCGCTTTCAAGTGGCTCATGTTCTGCAGCTACGCCGACCGCCCGATCGCCGGTTTGCTCCTGCAGCACCAAGCCCACTCAGGCAAGTCCCTCATCGCGCATGCGGTGGCGAACATGTGGACCAAGAAGGGGCCCTGCCAGGACATCGGTGTCTCAAACTTCAACGCCGAGATTCAGAGCTGCCCAGTCTGGTTCTACGACGAGCGCCTCCCCGCGCGAGCTGACAACGTCAAGCGCTTCGATGCCTTCTTCCGCGAGAAGGTCGTAGGCGGCTGGATGAAGATGGAGCGCAAGGGAGTGGACGCCTACCGCGTCGAGGTCTATCCCCGCTTCATCTTCTGCTCAAACAAGGGCACCATCGCCGAGTCGCTGTTCGGCAACGAAGACCTGAGCGTGGATGACACCGAGGCGTTGGCCGAGCGGCTCATCATGGTCGACGTAGGCCCGAGAGCTAAGCAAGCGGTCATGCTCCTGTCCGAGGCATGCGGAGGGCACCGCCCCACCATCCTGCAGAAGGCGACTGAGCACCTGTTCTGGTTGAGGGAGCAAGCGGACTTCAGCCAGATCCCCAGCCACTCGCGTTTCATGGTGGACGGCCTGGAGACAAGCAACGATCCGGTGCGCCGCGCGGCCATTCGCTCGACGACAGCACGCTCGGTCATCGAGTTCTTGCTGCAGCGCGTTCGAGACCATGCGATCACGAAGAACAAGACGCACGTAGGTATTTGCAAGGGTCAGCTGCAGATCATGCGCTCCACGATCATCAAGAAGCTGCCTGAAGCTATCTTCGGCTTCCCCCGAGGGGTGGCCCCCGACCAGCTCATGTTCGACACTCTCGACAAGGCAGGCGTCTTGTATCAGAGCGGACGTGCGATTCGGTTGAACCAGGGAACCGCACGAAACATCTCAGGCGTTCGCATTGACCTGGGCTCGCTGTATCGGGTCTGCAAGAACGACCCTGACCTCAACGTAGCGGTCGACAAAGAGACCTTCGAACACCTGATGCGCTACTGCCCCAAGACCAACGTCGACTACCTGAAGGAATACCTTGGCTAAGAAAGACCTCTATCTGTCACCGACACAGTTCGGCCAGTGGCAGGACTGCCAACGAGCTTGGTGGTTCCAGCGTGTCCACAAGCTCAAGCGCAAGACTACGCGCAGCCAAGCCTTCGGCACCGTCCTGCACGGAGTCGTGGAGCGGTACCTCAAGTCAACGCCGGAGAACGAAGCGGACCTGTACCCTTCCGGCTGGAACGTCGTGGACGAGCACGGACAGAAGCACGTCATGGGCGTCGAGGAGATGGAGCGCATCAAGTTCCTCTTCGACCAGTCTGTAGAAAAAGGCGTGCTGGTACGCCAGCCCGGCAAGCAGCTCATCGAAGAAAAGCGCTTCATGGAGCTTATTCCTGGCGTGCGTCAGGTGCTGGTGCCCGACATCATGGACCTCGACGACGAGGGCCGAGTGTGGCGGATTCAAGACTGCAAGACAGCGGGAGGCACTAAGTACCTGGAGAAGCCGCAGTCGATCATGGGCAACGAGCAGCTCTTGAGCTACGGGCTCGTAGCGTTGGACATTGGCATCGCTTCTGAAGGTCTCATCTTCAGACACAACCAGTTCATCAGGAACGAGAAAGCCTCGCCTGTTCCGGTGCGAGCTGTAGACTCTGTTGGTCACGTCCAAGAGTTCGAGATCACGAGGTTCGCAAACTCGCGCAAAGCCATGGCCAAGGACATGCTTGCGCTTCGAGACGCGGACATTGAAGAAGAAGACTGGTCGAAGGTACCCGCTATGCAAGCCCCTGATGCTTGCACCAAATACGGCGGGTGTTCCTTCGCTCAAATCTGCACGAAAGCCCTTCGTACCGTTGGCGAGTATCGAGAGATGCGAGCTAACGAAACCTCCGATACCGCCGAGGGTGACATGCTCGGCAAATTCCGCAAGCGACGCGTTGGCGTCACTGCACAACCCAAGAAACAGAAAGACATGGCAGCCCCCTTTGCCAAGGCCAACAAAGCCTCCAAGAAGAAGACCTCTACGAAGCCGACCACCAAGGCCCCTATCGGACGCCCCAGCGGCAAGGAAGAGACCAAGCCGGAGCCCGAGCAAGGCACCGTGGTAGCCCCGTGGGCAGTCGCAAGCTGCAACGCTTGCGGTGGCACGGGCATCAACAAGCGCACCGGCAATCCCTGCAAGGTCTGCGACGTTGCCAACAAGCGAAACGGCGACGAGCGCGCTGAAGACTTCAACGCTGTCGTCGAGGATGGCGTCCTTACCTGGGACGGCCAGGACGAGGCTGAAGAAGTCCTCGCCGCTACGGACGACCCGGCTGCTGAGCCCGAAGAGAACGAGCCCGAAGAGGAAGAGGAGCCCGAGGAAGAGCCCGAAGAGGAAGAGCCCGAGGAAGAAGAGGAGCCCGAGGAAGAAGAGCCCGAGCCCGAGCCCGAGCCGAAGGCCACCAAAAAGACGACCAAGCGAGCAGCCAAGAAGACAGCGCGCAAGGGGCCCAAGCCCCAAGGTCTCTTCTTGTTCATCGGCTGTGTCCCGGTCATCGGCCGCATGGCGAACAGCGGGACCGTGCCTCTGGCTCAGGTCTTCGGGGAGCTTCAAGAGGAGTTCCACGAAGCCACGGGCAACGACTACTGGCAGGAGGACGCCTTCGAGCGTCGCGACTGGATCGCTTCGAACGCTGAAGCCATCAAAGAGAGGCTTGGCACCAAGAAAGTCTTTGTGTCGCTTCAACTGACGCCCGACGAGCAGAGCTTGCTCGGGACCCTGCGTGGGATCGCCACCGAAGTCTTCGAAGCCACCCGCTCCTGACTTGAGCCCCCTCGTCGCCAAACGCCGTCCGTCGTACGCGGAGGACATCAAGCGCATCGTCGAGATGCCGCTTAGCTTCCGAATCAGCCCCGAAGAGGCTGAAGAGGTGAGTCGAATCGTCGTGCGAAAGCATTGGTTCGACAAAGGCTTCAGACTCTGGCCCCAGCAGGCCGAGTCGCTGCTCACCTTCATCCAGACGGACGGGCGTTTGGCGGCTCCTTTGGGTCTTGGAGACGGCAAGACCGGAGTGGGGCTTCTCTGCGCCGCTGAAGCCTACCAGGCCCAGGGGCACCGCAGAATCATGCTGTCCTGTCCTCCCAACCTCGTCGGTCAGCTCGTCAAGAACGACATCCCTTGGTGGCGCGCTCGAGTCGACCTCCCTTACCAAGTCCACAACCTTCACGCCAAGGGGCCCAAGGAACGCATCAAGTTCGCTGAGCAGCGACGACCGGGGCTCTACCTCGTGCCGTACTCGCTCTACAGTGGGCTCGACGGGGAGGAGCTGCTCCATGCTGTCGATGCGTCGTTGGTGATCCTCGACGAAAGCCACAGCCTCAAAGACTTCTACTCCGCGCGCACCGGCCGTTTCATGGATTGGGTCAAGGAGAAGGACCCTCACCTGTTGCCCATGTCGGGAACCATGTCCGACAAGAAGCTGCAGGACTTCGCACACATCATCAACCAAGCGCTGGGCGACCTGAGCCCCGTACCTCTCGATTCGAGCCTCTTGTACTCGTGGTCGTTGATGCTCAACTCCGACGCGGCAGAGCCTGATGAAACACAGATCCACCGAATCGCACCGCTCGTCATGTGGTACCAGCGGCACTTCCCGAAAGTCGACAGCCGCCCCGATCTTGACGGCATCAGGCGCGCGTTTCGCGCTCGCTTTGTCACCTGCCCAGGTGTCGTACCTGCGTCGGATGGAAACATCGGGGTCTCTCTCCTGCTCGACATTCTCGACCCGGCGCCGGGCAAGGATCACCCCCGAACAGTACAAGAAGATTATAAGCGACTCGAAGAACTCCGACGTGGTGTAGACGAGCTGTGGATCACGCCTGACGGTGACGAGATCAGCTACGCCCTACACAAGTGGAAGTACCTGTTCGAGCTGTCAGCGGGCTTCTACTACGCCCAC